CACCACCTCCTGCAGTAGGCTGTCCAGCAGTGGGATTGAAGGCATAGGCTTGGTCGAGGAAGTTCTGACCACCGCCTGAAGCAAAGTCTTGATAGAGCTTGTTAGCTCCACCCCATGCCTCGTTGGCACGATTGTAAGCTTCACCAGACCTTTGCTGTTGTTCATTCTCGAACTGGGTCTGGTAGCCCTGATTCTGAGTAAGCTGCTTATTGACTTCCTTTTTGTTACCACCCATCACAGCTCCTTTACGAGCAACTCACCGGGCTTGTCTGCCTGGAAGAAACGAAAATGTTTCTGCATTATAAGTGCGAAGTCTGGGTCAGTAACAAAGGCATATATCTCTTGTATACCTGCTTGCTCCGTGCCGCGAAACCCCTCAAGGATCAACATCCTAAAGGCGTTAACGCGCGCACGGAGCGGAGCAGACTTGTCGAGAAAGAGCATGGCCTCTGCGAACAACTTGACTTGACCATACCCTATAATCTTGCCGTCATTTTCAACAACGGCATCGACAATGGACGATCTTCTGTTGGGCAGACCGTAGAGATCTGAGTGATGGTCTTCCCAGATCTTACTGATTGCTGGAACGTCGTCCCAACGAAAAGATCGTAACTCGAGTTTAGACATCGGATCTTAATCTAGCCTTCAGACGCTTTAGCTCTTCAGTCAGCTCACGCTGAACTGCCTGTACAATGTCCTTTCGATCCACTTCTCGCTCTCGTTCAGCACTCATCGCGTCGATGTATATGTTGTCCGGATAGCGAGACTTGAACTGTGAATGTGCGCCACGGATCGTATTGCCAGTGATCACCAGGTCTTTGATGATCCCTGCTGTGTTGTCACCGTGGTTGGCACCGCCGATGCGGATGCCATATGATCCGTAGTTCCACGTGCAATCGAGGATATGCAAGATGTCACAGGAGTCTTTGTCTCCATACTCTAGAAACGACGACCCTTCGTGAGTAATCTCCATCCCTCGAAATACCACTGACTCTGGACCTTCAGTGATAAGACAGAAACGACCAGGACCACCCATTGCTGTCTTGTTCGTACGATAGTTACCACCACGCATCTCTGCCGTTGTGCGCGGCAGGGACGATGCATTGTCTGCGGTGAAGTCGTGGCCGGTGATATTGACGATGGCCCCAACCTCGGACATGGTGCAGTTTTCGACCACCAGATTCCGGAGTGATCCACCGTTCTTTGGTGTGAACATGAACCCATAACCATCCTGACCACTAGCCCAGGAATTGGTCAAGGTGCATCGACGGATAGTCACGTTATGACCATCCTTCAGCTCAAGCAAGTTCTTGGTCGGGATGGAGCTGTTACCCTTCCATACAATGGGCTTGGTGAATACAGCGTCCTCGATCGTGATTCCTGTTGGACGGCAGTTCGGGATTTTCATCTTGTCCCCGCCGACCATGATGTTCTCGCTAGCAGCCTCGAAATAGCCACCTGAAATGAGAACAGGACCAGGAGCATTCAGGATAGCAATTGCCTGACTATCCTGTTTGGCACTGGAGTAAACGTCACGAATGTCACAATCCTTGACTGTAACATTGGCTGCGTTGATCTCGATGCCTCGCTTCCCACGATGAGTCGCGACGCGCACTCCTTCGATCTTCACATCGTCAGGTGCCTGGTCAACAGTTGTTTGATTCGTATCATTTTTACCAACACGAATGACACTGTCGTAGTTCGATGCACCTTCCAATGCTTCAATCCCGATGTGGTCGATGCCAACAGATACACGTAGCGCGGGATTGCCACTACCAGTGATCTTGTTTCCACCCTGACCCCGTAGTTTAGTGTCAGGAGTGTCGAAGCTGTAACTGCCCTCGCAGACAAGATTGGGAGCAAGTGCGACATTACCACCTGCTGTCAATGTTGCCTGCACATCACCACAGTTGTTGATGACGGTCTCATCTTCAGGACCAGGGTCAGGTGGTTCAGAGCCAAGCTCGTCACGAATCTTCTGCGTGAGAACGTCGATCTCATCGCAGTAACCAAGAATCGTATCGGGATTCATTTCTGCCCCTCGGGACGATTGAGTAGCTTCTTGAGCAGCACCAGCGTGGCTGCTTCTGAGGGACCGCCTCCACCAGTCTGAGGAGGTGCTGTGGCGGTGCCCGGCTTGACCTCGACGTCGATGTCGCCCTTGCAGCGCAGCGAGGTCAAACTGTCCATGACGATCGGCAGATTGACTGGGCCATGTGCGTGGAGTGGCTGTGCCATCGCGGTTTTGAGCGACTCGATCTCCGTATGGAGAGGCTTTGTCGCCTCGTCGATCATCGCCTGGCATTCTTCCTTGGTCAGACCCTGAGCAGGAGGCTGAGTTCCACCACCAGATTCTCCGGGTGTGACGATGGGAGGTCCACCGAGATCACGCCATTCCCACTCAAGCCGATGTGGGCTTCCTGCTGCCGCATCCTTCAGTGGTGAGAAGGGATGGGTGTAATAGCCCTTGTCGTCAGGAGTCGCCGTCGGGAGAAAGATCCTTCCTGCGATGCGACCGTCACTGCCGATCTGCTGCGTCATCGCATTGAATGGCATGTCCGCTGTTGGCTTGACATACTCCGCATACCCCGCTGGAATGCCACTCTCACCAAGGACAGTCTCGTAATCGTCGGCAGGCTGTCCCGGTGACTTCTTAATGGTGTCGAAAAACAACCGTGCGTATTCGTCGCTAGACATGAGCTTTACCCTTCAAAAGAATCGCTCTGAGATTTGCGACGGGATCACTTCTTGCCGTTATGACCTCGAAGTATGGATCGACAAACTTGGGAACGTCTTCGAACCACCCGTCGTAGCTGTAGAGAACTAACATATCTGTATAGTTATGAATTACCTCCATAAGTGCCATCGCCTTGGACTCTGGCACTTCATACAGTCGTTGGATTGCAATAAGCGTAAGATCGACTTCTTCCCACGCTCGGTGATCAAAAATGTCCAGTTCTAAATACTTGATGCCCTGTGCGCCACTGTCAATGACAGAAGGTTCGCAATCAATCCCGTAAAGAAACGTGCTAGGGTGCGCCCTTTGAACTGCTTTGAGAAGCTGCCCTGTGCCACAACCCAGGTCTAGAACCTTGCCCTTTATCTCAGGCAGGATAGAAACAATGAAGTCGTGTGCATTCTGCATGGACTCAAGTGAGTTAAATCCATTCCAATGTTTATTAAATTTAAGTGGTATAACATTGGAGAATGGAAACTGATTGCCACTTGCGCCATATCTAGGATAGTCGTTACTATGTAGATTGAGTATAACTTTGTGTGCAAGTGCATCACTTGCGTAAGTTGTCTTTAGAACCGGAGTGACCACCATCGCAATGCCATGTAATGACGTCCACTGCATTGGCATGGACAATAAATCTCTCAACCAATTCATCTCCCTATTTAACTTATTCTTGTCCATTAATTCTAGAATCTCTTGCCCTCGTTTGACACTGGGTCTGCAGTCTACAGAACAAGGAAGGTGGAAAACTCCCCTGATCCCAACGTGGCGGAGTAGCACGTTGTTGTAGACTGCATTCTTTTGATCCTTAGACTCAAAGGTTAGGGCTGTGTAGTCTCTCCACCCCGACTCCTTCCAATGCTTTTGAAAAGCCCTAACACAACAGTCAGGAAAGTCAAGCATGTGACCAATAGTGATATCGTCTTGAGCGCGCCACGCATCTAGAAACCTCTCTGGTTCTAAACCAAAGTAAACTCGATAGGTGAATTGCTTACCAGATTCATATGGGATACTAGCATTCCCATAAGCTCCCTGGGCCGCACCATCAACACCTACGATAGCCATTTGGACGTTATGTTTAAGTGCCCAGACCTGTAAGTCTGGTAGGTCTAAAGGATTAACACTTTGTAATATTCCAGGTCGCAACCCATCAATTAGTGTAAGTAACTCAACACCTTTCCATAGATTTGAGAGGGCATGTATCTTTCCTTGCCAGTACTCTCGTGCAGCTTCTGATGTCCAGACAACACGAAGGAAATCTGGAACTATAAAATCTAGTCTTTCGACTTTGCCCACTGTGGACGCTCCGTTAGAACTGTAGCTGGAATACCATAATCGGTATGATCACCATGATGATCTCCATGAGGAATATCACCATGCCCGCTGTTCACTGGGTGAACGGCTGAAAGGAGATTAGCAATCTTTGTCCGCTTAGCACATTCACTTAAGAGCTGAGGTTGATCCCTCTCTATTGTTTCAAAGAGCGAGTACCAGAGTCTGCAGTTGACTGTTCTGTTTCTCCAATCTCCATCAATAGCAGTTCCGGGGCAATGACCCTTACAGAAAGCGAAGTATCGGCAATCCTTGCAGCCCCCGACCTCTTGAGGAGTGTGATAAAGAGCAATGTATCTCTCAAGTCCTGATACGTCAGCCTTGACCCAGTTGACCCCGTCCTTATTAGTTCGACCACAATTAGACATCTGTCCACTGGGTGAAACTCCTTGCACTGCAGCAGTCGTCTGTGGATCGCAATGATTCCATACACACGTTACACTTGGCTCGTACTGTGTGAGAAGTTTCTTGATATCAGCAAACGGGAGAACGCTCAGTTTAGAAGTCTTTGACCATTCATAGAGTTCTAAGTAGGTTTCGATTTGTCGTTCTTCCGAGAGCGCAAGCCCATCTCGGCCGCAATCGATCTCCATCTCATGGAGATTAAGATGCCTAATCCCAAGAGAGCTAAGAGTATCAAACCACTTGCAAAGGCGAGGAAGGTCATTGTTACCCCGATGGATCGTACAGATGATCGAAGGGATGATCCCTAAGTTACAGAGCTTCTTGATTGCAATCTCTGTTTGGAGTGTCAGCTCGTCTGAGCAGCGCACACTATTCATATCACCTGGACCATCTATCGAGATACCTACGCCTACTTTGTATTTAGCGAACAACTCAATATGTTCGTCGGTGATAAGTGACCCGTTGGTTTGGATTCCATTACTTCCAAATCTTTCAAGTCCCCAAGCCCACACCTCCTCGAGATGTTTGATAGGAGCAAGGAGCGGTTCTCCTCCAAAGACAGCAAAGTTTTGACCAAGTCTATCAAGTTGTTTCTGTGCTTTAGACCAATCTCTTGGGACATTGATATTACCTGCTTCCCTCATTGGGTCTTGATAGCAGTATCCACACTTGATGTTACACGCAATTCCGACAGGTAGATATTCTACGCTCATGGTCCGATCAATACTGGATTATCAACATGAGGAAGATCCCCATGTACTGCATCATTATGGTCTACGTGTGGTTGATCACCATGAGGGACATCCCCATGCCCACCTTCTGGAACGTCTGTATGTGGTGTATCTGAGTAATGGTCCTGATGTACTGTATCGTGATGCGGTGTATCATTATGGAAATCTTGATGATTAGCATCATCATGGGTATCACAATGGAATTGATTACCGTCATAATGGTTATCGGTATGATCGCCATGACCTGTAGGTATAGAATTTGAGTAATAATAGCAATCATCATGAACCTTATTAAGAGCTGAACCACTATCCCCATGCGAATCACCATGACCTAGATCATCATGTGCGTCGATAAAGCTATCACCATGTGGTGAATCTGAATAGAGATCATTATGAATCACATCATTATGTGGTCCAGGAGGTGCATCTACGTGAACAGATTGATCTGTATGATCAACATGAGCCGCAACTCCACCTGTATCTGTATGAACTACATCTTCATGTGCACGATATGACCACGAACCACCCGCTTGAACCCAGTGTAAAGTTGTAAATTCAGCCCAGAGTGATCCTTGCAAAGCCTGAGCATCACCATGCATCAGAGGGCCAACGACTTTGTATTCCCTATCTGCCGTCTGATTGATGTAATGAAGATCAGGCCCCTCAACCCAGAGGGAACCTGCGATAGCTCCTACAATGCCACCGACGAGAATACCATTCCAAGCCCGCTCATTTCCGTCTGAGCCGACGTAGCGGAGAGTATCTCCCTCAATCCAGAGTGAGCCTGCGAGCTTTGGCATTACGGAACTGCCCAGTAATCAACACCAACTGGAATGATGAGACGATTCATGATGTGCAGGGTCATATCACCACGCATGACCATACCACCAATTGTCGCTGCTCGATTAGAAACATTGATACAAAAATCACCCTTACCCGTTCCAGCTTGGACAAAAAGACCGAAACTCTGATTCGCTGCGGGATTACCTGCGATATGAACTCCATAAATTCCAGGCGTAGGATTAGCTGCAATATTGGTCATGTATGCAGTTCCGGTCTGGTTGAATGTCCCGTTTGAAGTTACGTTAAGAAGTGTCCCTCCTGTAATAGCAACAGCATTGGCATTCTGGACTGCCATTGTGCCAAGACCAAAGTTGATACGCGCGCCTGCTGCATTGGCAGATCCTGACCCACCGCCATCTACAGATAGGACTTGATCGACAAAGGCCGCACCGTCCCATTCCTGGAATTTCACAGGGGCGCGCACCAGCTTTATTGATCCAGTCGGAGGACCAGTAAGTGGGATCTTTTGCAGAGTAATTGCGTCAATATCCCGATTCTTTGCCTCGTCGACAAAGAGGACGTAATTACTGGTTATTGTCGGTTTTGACCAATCCGCCATCTGGATTCCTCAGGCGCTCAATTTCCTTGGACATCTCATCAGCTTGGATCATAAGAGCTTGAATTTGCTGTGCTTGCTTGCGTCGTACGATCTCAAGTTCACCAATGACCTGATAGAACTCTTCAATCGTGATCTCTAGTTTTGGCTCCATTATGGAATATCCGCAGAGTCAACACCTGATAGGACATCCCAGAAAGTAGAGATCTGTGAGAAGATCGCAGCATCTGAGGCTGACGTTTCAACACCGTTGTCAGTAATCTCAACTGTGCCGAGGAGGTTGGGACCACTAACGACAGTGTATGCAGCTTGCTGGACCATCGCCTGTGAGTTGTTGAGAACGCTCGTCGCATAGGACGATCGTTTTGCATGATGAGGAGTAGAAGGTGCCTCCTCCTTTATGCCCCGAGCGGTCTGGAGCATGAGATAGTTCAGTCGATTTAGGAATGCTGGGTCGCGCGCCAGCTCCATTTGCAACGTGCTTTCTGACATTGGCATTATAAACCTCACGCAATCGGAAAGGCTGATACTCCACCTACAGTGATAGTTCCAGCCGGAAAACTACCACCACCATCAATTCTTCGATATAGATTTAGCTTAAGTTGGAAAGGTGCGGTCTGAATCATTCCATATGCATCACCAGCTAGCATCGCACTAGCACTGTATCCAGTTGGAGTAAACCCTGCTGGCATGTCGATATAGATGATACTGGGTGTTGAGCTAAGAGTAATCGTTATGTAAAAATTTACACAAAAGGTTTTCCCGATTAGAGCGTATCTACAAGAAAGAGTTTGAGCCAGAGTTGCAGTCCCTAAATTCGCAGATACCACCGGAGCGAAATCAATCCAGTCCCCTAATGCTGTTGTGCGACCTCGCTCAAGGATTGCTCCAGTATTAGTAAAGGATAAAAGACCAGCAAAGGCACCGCTATTAGCAGGCGCGCGAAAGAATGAGACTGAATCAGTAAAGCTCGATACTCGAAAAAGCCAAGCGGGATAGGACGTGTTATGAGGAACCCAAACAGATCCATTCCACCATGCGTTATGAAGATGCTCGAATCCGAACTGAGTATTCTGGATATATGCCTGAGCGCCTCCATTCAGAGTTACTCCAGCACTTGCTCCCATCACTGTTAACCAACTACCAGTAAGAGTTACATTCCCGTTACGATTCAGTCTAACAGCAGATTGCTCAACAGTCTCTGCATCATTTATTGAGCGTAGTGCTAAGAGACCACCGTTATTTATTATATCAAATCTTCTTTGGTCTACGGGTCTACTTGGATCAATTATGAGAAGCCTTGCAGAGCTAGAAGAACTTATGATTTGAGTCTGATTAAAAGTATTTGGGGCATTCGTATATGCAACATTGGGAATCGTTCCCTCAGTGATGACTGCTCCGCTAAGAGGTAGCGGCAGCCATGACACTCCGTTGTCAACAGACTTTTCAAAAATGTGGGAAGTCTGGTTGTATCGCTGCCACATTAGACGACACCCCGAGCCTTCCAAGAAACCAGATATGTAACACGATTGCCAGTGGAATCCAGAGCAAAGACCTTAAAACCGACAGGATTGGGTATATCCACGAAATCGTAAATGATAGTAATCGGCTCGATAGAATCGCATGTTGCAGTGATTGAATTAACATCCTTGAACAACTTATTGAATTTTACAGGCGTTCCATTAGTATGGTCTACAGGGAGACCATCAACATTATGAATACCACCTGCATAGGCAATAACTTCACCACCATCTACCTCTCGTTTGACGTCAAGAGTAGTGGTCAATACGGTACACTCTGCTAGAGCTTTATCACTTGAGCCTGTGAACTCAAGCCTCATCTTCAAGTAACGGAAGATAGGAACGAATTGCGATGGACCAACTGGAAGTGCAGTATAAACAACACCATCACTAGAGTAAGATAGCTTTACTAGAACAGTGACCTCTGGAACTATCTGAATCAGTTGATAAGTAACTGTAACGATTGTATTCTGAATCTCTATTCCATAGTCGATAACTTCTTCATACCAACCCGTTGTGAGCGTAGGCTGGATGTAGATTGGATAGCCAGCATTGATCTGGTCCTGTGGTGTATTCCACGATCTATTTACAAAATGCTGCTGCCAAGTTATATTAGTATCAACACACGCAATGAGGCTTGGCGTATTGGAGCGCACAACATTAAATTTCGTGCCATTCAATCCGCTAATCTTCGTATCTAGAAGTTGGTAATCTGGTGGGGTATTGACGGTTGTAGTAACCTCCCCTATCTCACTCACATTACCAGCTATGTCGATTGCTTCTACTCCATAGGTGTAATCCCCTGCGACTGTTTCAAAGGTTGATACAAACGTAGCGCGAAGCGCACCGTAAAGATTGTCGTTCCGATATATACGATAGCGGTCAATCGTGAAGCTAGTTGTAGGAACAGTCCAATTTAGAAGAACGTTGTTATCAATTACTGCAGCTGTCACAACTGGCTTACCGGGAGAGATAATTGTAATAGTTAGGCTCGCAAAGTTTGGTGAGTAGTTACCGAACGTATCAATAGTCTTAATCAGAAAGAAGTATGATCCAGATGGAAGAGGATCAAGTAGTATAGAAAGGGATGGGGTGCGCGTCACGAATGACGCAGAATCCCAAATCAACTCACCTGATCTACGAATCTCGTATAGACGAGCCGAGGCATTCGGAGCTTCCCATGACAAGTGAATGCCATTGAGCTGAACCTGACCTACAAAGTTCAGAGGCTCAGGAGATAGCCCTGTTCCACCTCCACCAATGATAGGTCTTATTGCTTGCTCAAGTGGCGCAATGGTCTGATAGATTAGCTGTACGTCCTTGTTGACATCACGAAGGATCTCCTTAAGGATCAGGACAGATCTTTCGTCATTTCCAAGGGCATCTATCCTTGCATCACGCTGTGGCTTAATGGGATGTTGTATCGCCATTACTGAGGCCTTGTTAGCCAGAGTTGACGAACAAATACCCACATCTTAGTAATAGTCAGATACTCTCCATTGTTCTGTAATACACCTCGGATTGTAATCTTCTCGCTTTGCGCATTGAAAGTCCTCATTGGATATATACCTGGAGCTATAGTTAGAGGAATGCCAGGCAGGTTATAAACCTGTCCGCCATCCAGACTTGTCACTGTTAGCCTGAGATTTCCTGAACCATAGGCGCGCAGTCTTATACCACCGTGGTGAAAGACCTCACCCTTGGAATCGACAGGTAATTCACCAGTTTCCCAACGTGTGACTATTGCAACGTCATAGTCATTATGCTGTGTGATGTCAAGCTTCCTGATATTACCACCCTGTGTTGCATACCTGAAGATAATGTCCTTTGATACGAGATCATTATCAAGACCCATTGATAATGGGTAATGTGGAAATGTCCAGAGAGACCACCTGATGTTCTTGGAGTTCAAGCCCTGTGTATAATCACCAACCAGAATTGCATTGGTGAATGTCGAACCATCTAGTGGTAGAGAAATGTAGACGATTTGGTTATCCGAGTCGATTGCAACCTGGATCTTCTGGAAGTAAATCTTGGTAACTCGCTGCCAGATGTCCTTGACTTTCCAGGTTATCTCCTCCTCGAAGTTACCTGTAAACATCATTAGACCTCGACGCGAGGCTACTAGGTATTTGTCTACTGTATTTGAGTTGCGCTCGAATATCTTTCCTACACCATGACACTCAGTTCCAACTGAGCCATCTAGCAGAGGAACTTGCCAGAACAGAGGCTGGTCGTTAGTTCCTTGTGTTACGTAGCATCTGTTGGATTTGAGTATATACAGCGAGGATCGGAACTCGACGCAGTTTCTGACGCCCCCTCCGACCGTTGGCTCAACTTGAGCGAATCCTTCAACAGCGTTAAAAGACTCGGGTTCTCCAGCCTTGGAGATACGAACTGTGGCTGGGTTAGCATCCTCTCCCCAGACAACCATGCTTCCCTGATACGCGGTAATCCCAACCCCGGCAGGGATAGTGGGTAGCTGCTCAAGGATATAGTCGGCCTGGTCGACGAGATCAGCGTCGAAGTAGGAGATAGATTTAGTCGTTGTAACGTTGTCTGCGATTCTCCCTTGTGGAACGAAGAACCATTCTGCATTCTGATAGTCCCCGTTGAAATCGTTTGTTGCAGGGTCTGCGATGTTCTTGGTAGTAAAAAGAATGCGAGCGATAGTGCCAGCCGGACCAATAGGAATATTAGAAACTTCGATTGTCTTGTCGCCTGTATTAGTGATGTTTGCGAAAGCACCGAACTGAGTGATGAAACTTGTAGCTGTCTCGAAACCTACAGCGATGGCATGGATTCCCATATCGACCTTGCCACCCGCACCTTCTACTAGAGTCACACCGGGTGTAGGAGTAATAGCGACACCTCCTGCTACCTTGGCCGCACCTGTGCCTGTATAGTAGTAGACGTTCTGACCTGGCATACCTGTTATCCCATTGTGTGGAGTAATGTATGCCCTGTCAAAAAAGGTCTCCATTGAAAAGTCTGTCATTCCGGGAATCTGTAGGATTGGGCCTTTAGCAAGGTCCGACGAGTCCCACAGATTCCCGTCACCAACTAGGATTAGAAGTCTTGATACCTGTCCTGTGATTTTGTAGACATGAAACCTGACTACCTCACCACAGGTTATATCTGTGACGGACCCCTCCCGAGTATAGAACCCAGACGGTTTGTACCGTAGATTCAGAGCGGTCTTAAAGTGATCGATAGGGATGGCTTCATCCGGGCCTCGATCAAAGAGACCGTTAAAATCTGGTATCGGGACGGGAACGTGGTTCTCGATCATTATCCGAACTTCGGGAATTCTACTTCCATTGTCACAACGTCGCCTGTCACACCAGCGGGGTATGCGGCTGCCGCGAGCTGTGCGCCACCTGGAGCGTAGACCAAGAGCTTACCAGTTGCAGCGTCGTACTTGAAATTGTGATCTCCCTTGCTCATAAAGCCGACCATCACTGCGTTCTTGGTCGTACCGGGCTTTACCAAACCAGTAGGGACTTCACCACCTGTAACGTAGCTCCCTGAGAATGTCAAGGTTCCCAGAATCCGCATCGAACGAAATCCTGGTTCCTTTGATGTCTGTGCGAATGCGATAGGCATTTGTCCTCCTGTTAGACGGGACTTTCCGATAGGCTGGACTACCTACCGGCGCGCGCGTCTGCTTGCACCATACGGTCTCCGACGAAACCTGACTCCTTGCTGATTTCTTATCTCTGCATTGATGAGCATCGCCAGCTCGGTATTTGCCTCGCTATTGAGAATCGATGCTCTTTCAGCGTTGGACGCTCCAAAGGCTGAGGCGTTGGCCGCGCACTTTGCAGAGAGATATGGCTTTGAAAGTAGAATCGAAATGTTGGTATTCTCGCCAAGGATTGGTGTCAGACCCTTTCGATACCTTAGTCTGATTTCTCGATCAATCCTTGGAGAATTGATCTTTAATCCTTCCTCTCTCCAGTTCCAATACATAATGGAATCTGCCTTGAGGCTTTGATCCCAGTCTGATTCTGTAACTGGAAAGAATCCGTCTGTTGATCCTAGAGCACGTTCTTCCATCGAGATGGCTTGAACAAAATCAGCAGGCAGAGCAATAGTTGGATCAATAGCAGTAACTGGAATGATAGCCGACACTTCCTTCAAGGCGCGCACACCATTGAGGAAGAGATGCAACTCTAGCGTCCCATATGCACGACGCAGATAGGGAAGCAATTGGGTATAACCCCAAGTGAGCTTGCCTGCGTCGTTCATCAACGCAGCGGCTTCGTCCATGATTTCACTGGCTAGCATGTCTCACTTCTCCCGTGAACTGGAGAGTCTTGTAGATCTCTGGATTGATAATACAACCGCACTCTCGGCACACTGCAACCTTCTTGCTAATCGCAGTGCCGCAACCAGGACAATCCGTGATGTTCTCTGGCTTGAACTCAAGCGCCCACTCACGATTGAACTTCAGACGTCTCGCAGCAATACGCTGAACTTCAGTGATCATCCTGTGCTGATGATGCTTGGACCACTCGTCATCAGCAATGAAGATCAATCGCTTGAACCATTCGAGCTGCAGAGAATGCTCTCTGAAGATTCGTTCTTTCTGATCCTTATCTCGTTGAATCTCTTCGAGCGTCCATTCCCCTGGGACTGTCCAGAGTGCGGGCCGCGCCTCTTCGCTATAGAGGTATTGTCCATCGAGGAAGTCCCTGACCACAGAATCTGCCACCGTAATGGCAGGAGTTCTGATGGTCATTGAGCCTCGAAACTCATCAAGATAGACATGGAAGATACCTTCTCCAACCTTAAGAATCTTGGGCTGAAGCTCCTCTGTAGAAGCTTCAACCTGATAGATACTCGGGATGAGAGGCTTCTTCTCGAACACCGGAAGTGGAAAGAGACTTACGATTGTTGCCGTCGTCGCGAAATCTTTAGGCATCCTTTTTATCCTTTGGCATCTCTGGCACGACGATAGCTTCCTTGTTCTGAAGCATCGTCGCTATATAGGGTGATTCGTTGTCTAGAATTTCGTAGGCCTCTTCAACTTCCTTATCGAACTTTTGCTTGTCTTCGTCGTAATGGTCCTTGAGAGTTCTCTTAACTCCATGCTCAAGAGAATTCGCAATGAACATACAGACTTCAATATTGGGATTTTGTTCTGGCTCGAAAGCCCAGATGACCTCCCAACCGTTCCAGTCCTTGACCTCTCGAGGCGCGTGACCGTCGAATCGAAAATACTTCTCAAGAACAAAGCAGCCCTTTAGGTAGGAATACTTTGGCAGCCGCGCTGTCTCTTCGCGCTCACCTGTATAGTTGCCAGAGCCGTCGACCAGTGTAAGAACACGATGACGAGTTTCAAATTCATCATCAGCCCAAGCGAGACGATATCTGTTATTCCACTTGAGTTCGAGAGCTCTGTTGATTAGTGCTACTGCTTGCTTATCAATCATAAACTAACGGGGAGAGACGAACTACCATCTCTCCCCGACCTCCACTCAGTATCCGGCAGGAACGGCGAGGTTATCGACGTACGCGCACACCGCAGGATTCGTTACGTAGAGGTTGAACGAACCAACCACGTAGAAAATCTGCGATGTCGCCACACCACCTGAAGTTCCACGAATCTCGAAGATCTTGCGACCATCGACCTCGTAGAAACCAGCAGGATGCATCTCCGCACGACCCCAGACGGAACGCACGATGAAATCGATTCGTCGCTTGTCCCAGCTGTAGTGCTTGCGGATGCCGACTCCAGCAATCTGGAAGTTGTCGCCCTCACCGAAGTAGAGATCGACAGCCTGCTTGCCAGGAGTCTTGTTGATCATCATCACTGACTGGGCCATCTCTTCATAGGCCTGGACCTGACAGGGATGCATCCACGCTTCCGACTTCGTGCCATGATCTTGACCGAGCCTGTCACCGATCTTATTCATGGCGAGTCGCGCATAGGGCAGGGCCAAGGCTGTCCCGTTTGCGTTGACCCGATTCGCACGAATCTCCGGGAACAAGGCTCGATCAAGTCCGAGCCACGATCCGGTTGATGCGTTCGAGATATGGTAAGGAACACCATATAGCGAGACCGGAGGCGTGGAAGCGAGACCCGAAACGACCAACTTGTCGCCAGGAACTGCCGGAGCAGCGACAGTGCCGTTGAACCTGACCTGCTTGTTCTGCAAGTCGAGCAGATCGATCGGAGCTTCACCGTTGACGCTACCACCGAGGGTGAAAGCTCTCCTCGTGGTGAGCGTGCTGTTGTACACTGACAGCAACTGCCCGTGACGCATCAGGCGCACACCGAAGCCATCAACGTCACAAGTGTATGTGTCCTTGTTGGCAGTGGTTGAGACCGCCGAGATAGTTCCCAACACGCCTGTGCCGTCTGAGGATACGGCAAGGGCGTCAACTGCCCGACGGAACTCAACCATGCCAGAGGCAAGAAGCTTCTTGACCGACTGGACGACAGCCTTGCGCGCGTCATCAGTCGCCCATTCAGTCTTCTTGTGCCATTCGATTGCGTGGCGCAAGTGAACCGTATTGATGACCGCCTTCTCGTAGGTCGGTCCTTCACCGCGTCCGAGGTCGCCGCCTGCGGGATCGAAATGGCCGAACCGTCCGCCGGGCCGAATCTCCAACGGGATACGCATATCCCGATTCGAGATCTGCTCGACTTCTCCCTTTTCGATCATGGAATAGAAAGTGTCTTCCTTGTCGAAGAGAACAGGGATCTTGGTTTTGACCTTCTCAAGCTCCGTGGCAGCTACCTGTGTTTCGTCCATTGCCATGACAGGTAACTCCTACCGAGACTTACTTTTCGGCGTATACTTGCCATTCAAGAAATCAATGTCGCTGGTCTTGTTCCAATTAACGTCCCTTGCCGAAGGGGTTTTACCGGCAGAGACAGGACCGCGACCTGACGCTGGAATGTTAGTTCGCTTTGGCTGAGTCTCGATTGCTGGTTTTGCTGAATGTTGACTGACCTGAAGGCCTGCCTCAGCGCGGAGCTTCTGTCGAACCGATGGAATCAGAGACTTAGCGCCCCGCAAGTAGGCGTTTATGATTTCCTTGCGTGTCTCTTTTGGAAACCCGGTCGATTCTGCTTTGCGCCACAGAGCATTCATTTGACGAAGATGACGTGCATCTTTAGCTAGAAGTTGATCGACCTCTTGAAATATAGAATCCTTCAGAGTCTTTTTGAGGAAGGGAGATATCGACTTGTCGTTATCTATCCCTTTCGCGATTTCTTTGATTGTTTCTTCCCGACCTTCGCCGTAGCATTCGTTTGTGAAGTCTGCGGCTTTTTCTTGCCAGAATGCGTCGCGTTCCGCTTTGACCCGTGCCTCTGCTTCATTGGGAACCTCAGGCTTTCTGTCAAGGTTGGGGATCTCGGGCTTGCCGTAGAGATATTTTGCGATATGAAGTGCGGCATTCCGCAGATTGACGTTCTCAGTCCCCTCCGCGTCTCGGATAGCGCTCCTGAGAACATCGTTGACTGCGGGCAGAGTTACCTCTGCATAAAGCTCCATCGACTTAGCCTTGATGGTAGGCAAGAAGTCTCTGGTTATTTTCTTGAAAGCTTCCTTGTCTCCCTGCTCAACGTCAGCAAGCAACTCCTTGATAGAACCACCAAGGATGGTACTTTCCAGACGATTGAAGTAGGTTGCCCGTTGAGCGGCATCTCGGGCATCCTCAGGTGTCGCAAATATCTCAGAATACGCACGGTCATTGCGTATTGTCTCAGCAAGCTTTGGAAAGTCCTTGAAGATAGTCGGAAACTTGGACTTGATGTCCTTAAAACGTAGTTGTCCTTCTGGAACTTCGGTGTCGTCTGTCTCGGGTTCAGGGGTTTTGGCAGCGACTTTTTCTTCTTCCTCGACAGGTTCTTCATCAAAGGTGACTTCTCCAGGCTCCTCGGTTGCAGGTTCTTCCTCTGTTACACCTGCTTCGTCAGAGGCCGGGGATTCGTCAGCTTCGTTCAGAATGTCAAGGTCAGACTTTGAATCAGAAGATCCAGAAGGACCACCAAGCACATCGGAGTCGTCAAACAGTAATTGAAACTTAGGGAACATTTGCTACACCTCTAGGAGCTGGAATGTTTTCAGTATCTTTCGCTTTCGGTGGCGACCCTTGTTGTGGACCTTGACCTTGCTGTGGCGCACCGCCCTGCATCATCATCTGCTTCATCATCTCTTGCTGTTCCATTTCGATATGATTATGCAGGTGAGCGACTACGTTCATGTAGCCACCAGGATTGGTCATCTTCTGATCCATCCCGATTTCAGACACGCACCATTCCTTGATAACTGCTATGTGAACCGAATGCTCATCAACGTCCATTTCAACAGGTATCGTTGATTCAAGGATTGGTGTGCCGTCCATGGGGTTGATACCCACAGGCTGCGGCTGACCTTGCAGTAGCTCGTAAATCTCATATAGCTGCTTACTTCTGTCTGCATCACCCGGCACTGTCAGTTCTGTGATACCAACAAGCTCAGCGACTGTGTGTCGGTTCTCAGGATGGAAAAGAGCCTCATTGAGTGCCTCATTGTTCAGTTCAAGCAGACGCATGATGATGTCACGCTTCTGTGCCCAAGCAAGAGGAAACTGCTCGCTGAGTTCTGGCTCGACCTGTCCAACCTCACCATTCATCTCTGCTTTGCGAATCCACACATTCACAAAGGAATTCTTGCCTTGCTGCTTGACAATCTTCTCGTCCGTCTTCATGTTTTTGGCATAGCCCTTTACGGCTTTGCTTTCCAAGTCCGTCCAGAAGAACGAGATCATCTTATAGATTATCTGGAGTCTTTGCAAACCCTGAGCACGACTCATGCTGTATTCGGAGGCTGTGTCTGAGCCTCCTTGCATTGATCCTCCATACACGGACGGTACAGTTCCAAGTACAAACTGACCAGCAGTTTGTAGATCATCGTGGAACTCTTTGTGCTCTCTGGAGAGAAGAGCTGCCTTATTGGTATAAAAAGCCGCTCCAATATTCCCACCGACGGGTGCTTTGACAGGATATAGAGACCCAGGACTAACCTCCATCGATCTGTATTTCTGCAGATCAATGACAGAAGAATCCACGAATGTCTCTGGTATTCCGTGTCGGATTGTTTCGACAGTAAGCTGGAATACTTCATTGGTCATCTCTTGAATAGGAACGATAGGATTAGCATAAGGCTGTCCATGAACGCGATCGAGAATAGGATCAACCGAGACGGTCCAATATTCGTCCATGTCTTCATCATTGACCTCTGCTAAGATGTCATTGATGTAGATTGCTCGTAGTCCGTTTGGAAACTGCTCTTTGAGAGCCAGAACGCGCTCGTCGTCCATCTTTCCAATCTTATTGAACATCCAGGGGCGGAGCCAAACCTGACGACAGGTGCAAACTTCTTCGTCGGAGTCTGAGCCGACATTGCTTGGCGTGCGCGCCCATCGATCGTATCGTTCACTATCAGCAGTAGCAACGATTTTATCTGCAATATGAGGAAACTTCTCCTGCATTTCAGCAACATCGTGTTCGTCATTCAGAATGAGATAGCCAGACTGTTGGAGCGTCCTAGCCCGTGGCATGATCTGGACGTTGGTTGCGCCGTAAAGCTCAACGATCTGACGAGACTTCGGAACTGTCTCTTCCCAGTCAAGTTCCTGGGTAGGCTCTTCCTCTGTCTCAATCATCGGAGCTACGTTCGATCCACAGTTAGGACAAAGCTCTGCATTAGGTGGAGGAGGCTCCATCATTCCAACCAGAGGTTCAACAGGTTCCTCAGGAGGAGGAATCATCGCTTCGTCTGGGATGCCTTCCAATCCGAAAGCTTCCTCCTCCATCGCGTTCTCTACAGGGAGTGGCGCTGCTGGAGCTTCACTGTGAGGATTGGCATTGTTTTCGATGGAGGTCTCAGCTCCTTCTGGAACAGGCATCTCTTCGAGAGGCGGTAAGCTGTTCATCGGTTGAACAGCTAGATCCTCTCCACACTCTGGGCACAGTCTCAGCTCATTCTTAATCACACCTTCACGGAAATGCTGAACTGTCTCTGTACCGTACTTGGAATTCTGGTCGTTGAACGTGTATGCAGCTATGATCCCTTGGTTATATAAGAGACCAATAGCTTTCATGAAAAGAAAAGGAGCTTTGTTATGCTTCCTTATTAATTCAGCGAGGCGCGTGTAAGCCTGAGCAGTGTAAATGTCGCTAGCTTGATCGGCGTCGGAGGGATAAAAACGAGTTGCCGGTATTGCCTGAGAGATTGCAGATATGATAACTTCACCGTGGGCTTTGTAGATGTTGACGATTTTGTTTTCGATGTCTGCTTCTTCGGCGTAGTCATAGTCCTCATCATAGTTCTCCGAGATGAATCTCCAGTCATGCGCGACTTCAGAGAAGTAGATACCTTGCATCCCTTCCCAGAAGAACTCGTTCCGCTTGTAGACTTTCATCATGCGGTCGCGCGCGAACTGGTCCCTCGAATCTATCTGGAGAATGATAGAGTCCAGAGCTTGCTTAAGCTCGGCCGAGAGGATTTCGTCTTCCGGGTCGACGTTATTCGTCATTTATTTAACCAGAACTTCATCATGTCTTTTCGAAGATTCGCCATGCGAGTATTTGCAAGGGTATCAAGATGCCCCTGCTTGCTACGATCTAGACCTGCATGGATCTCCTGCATGATTGGGATTTGATTTTGATTCATCTTAAAAATCGTTTGCTCAAGAGCAGAGCTAATGTCACCTTCAGTTAATTGAGGCAACTTGCCCTTCTTATAGAGCTTGATCATGTCATTGTAGACCTGATCGTAGAATCCTGGACCACCTTGTGGATTGTAGTCCTCGTGGAGTTTGTTACCCTGGTAGCTCTTGAATGCACGACCTCTATCAATCTCGACGATACCATTTGGGGTTCGGAGGAATTGCGCCCCGTGAGCATCCATGTTTCCTGTGAGCCAATCAACAGGGTGATTTCTGATTATGTCCCGAAGCTCCTCTGAAGTGAGCGTTGTGAGATCAACCTCCTTGAGCGTCGGCCAATTCATGTTGTTTCCAACAGCGGCCTGCATCGTCCCAGGCTTACCACCCATTTCCATCTTCTCTATCTTGATAGGATGTAGACCCGAGAGGTTAGCGATCTTGTTTGCAGATACCTCTTGGTCTGCAAAGTAAGGAGGATTAGCTTCTTTGAAAAGATAGTCTTGACCACCCTTGGTATAAATTGACTTGCTCTTTGTTCCACCAAGTAGATCTTCAGCATCAGGAACCTTGATCTTGTAAGTATTATCGACAGCAGGAGCCGCGCTTTTAATATTAGTAGGACCTTGAATCAAATCCTCGATAGGCTTAACTTTAGGACTACCTGATATCCAGCCGCCATTCGGCTGTTGCTTCATGTATTGCGTAACGAACGGATATGATGAAGCGTCTGCTTGAAAGAATGCGAGCTGTAACTTAGCAAAATCAGAAGGGTCTAAACCGACCTTTTCAGCCTTCTTCACAAGCTCATCTGCAACTTGCTGAGGTGTATACTTACTCGATCCCTGAAGAAGCCCACCAATCATGTCGTGATTGAAAAGTTCCGTAGCAAGCTCAATATCTTCCGGATCAAATCCTTCCTTCTGTAGAATGTCCCGCATGATAGGAACAGTATGTGAATGCTGCATGGTCTTATCGCCAGCAGCTATAGCTTGAGGTTTCCCGATATCATGCAGCGGAAGCGCGACATTCATTAAGGCTTCTACATCTATCCCAGACCGCTGGGAGATATCTTGAAATTCCTGTGGAGTTAGCTGAGTCTTCCACTGCTTGAGCACATCCTTTGTATGGGATTCGATGCTGCCCATTTCTGTCCCACTGTGCTTACCAAAGTTCTCTGCAACCTCTGGGTAGGTATTCTTTAGATAATCTAGACTACCTTCAGCATCGAGAACTCCAATGGATTCTTTGCCCATTGGATTAAGAGGAGAAGGCTCTGGAATAGGCTCAGTACCAAATAGTTTGTCAAGCTCAGCAATATCTTGATCATACTTGCTCGGTATTGGAGCCTTACCGAGTTTACCCGCTTTCTTTGCATCAAAGGCTGCAATTTTATCTAAAGCTACAGGAGGTAACTTCATCCCCTGTGCTTGCATTTCACGGAGTTGCTTTACCGACTTTTGTAACCATGCAGCATCACTGCCCGCAGTCTTTGCAAGCTTTTTAGCACCTTTACTTGGAGCTTTCCCGCCCATTGATTCAATGGGTGACTGGACAGGTTCAAGTTTACCTATCTGACTCATGTCTTGAGTAGCAGCTTCTATGCCACCCTGATCAACAAAGTCATCCCACTCAGGGCCAGACCCGCGTGTAGATAGTATATCTTCTGCAGTAGGTTTCTTGACAAGATTAGGTGTTGCTGTAGGAGCTGGTCTCGTAGCACCTTTCATCAATGCGTCGAAATTTACTCCAGCGACATCTAGATTTTCACCCTGTACTGCTGACGGAAATTCAGTCTCCCCTGCCATGTACATCGGATCATGAGGAGCAGAATCTAGAAATTGTCTCTGTGGATGGCTGTTTATGAAGGCATCTGCTTCAGCCTGCGAGTCGAAAGTCCCAAAGGACTTCCCACTTCCAGGATCAAACACATCTACCTTCTCTACAACTGGCTCAACATCATCTATAAAGTTTGTAAGTGCTGGACCGGGAGCAAGTTCAGTCCCATCGTCAATAGCTGTCTTCTTCATCTCCCAGAGTTCTTTGATCTCCTCGGCCGCTCCAGGATTACCTGACTGATTCGCCCAATCGACCGCAGCCATATGCAAGTCATGGGGCGATAGGTCTGGATGGATGGCAGCATTAAAGAATTCGTCTAGATTGTTACCCCACGCTGGTGGAATACCATACTGCTCCCAGATACTCTTTAAGTCAGTTGCGTGCTGCTGCATCACCCGATGAGTCTGTGGTTGATATAGAGCAGCCTCTGGATTCTTAGGTGCCGAAACAGGCTCATTAGCCTTTACAATATTTTGAAAAAGATCATACTCGTTCGTAAAGAAGTCTTGAAAGTCTTCCTTTCCTCCAGGAGACATCTTGTTATATGCTTCTATAATTTCATCATATGTCCCACCGTTCTTGAGATTGGCAGCAAACGTGCCAGCAGATGGAGGTGTAGTAGCACCAAAGCTAGCCCAATGAGAACTAGCAGGTTGGCCTGCAACCTCGGGTGCAGAGAATATGATAGGCTTAATCTTCTCGTACAAATCCGGGTAGTTCTGAGAAAATTCTACCTGCTCAGAGCCAAGTAGCATCCCCCAAGAACCTTGGATATTCTCAGGGTTATCACCTTTTTGAGCTGCATTAAGCATGTCGCCTATGTAGCTATTTGATGGCTCTGGGATAACAGCGGTCGGGGCCTCGACAGGAAGTCGACCACTCTCGTATTGCTTAATAGCAGCAAGTTTCTTCGTCTGAACTTTATCAAGAGGTCGGCCAGCAGCTTCAAGCTCCTTGAGAGTCCCCTGTTCGTATGTCGAAATGGGCTGACCACCATAGGTCGGTCCTTCAGCAGGATAGACCTTAGGCTTCTTCGGTTTGATCTTCGGAGGATTGAGGTTTTCTTCAGCCCACTTCAGCGCCTGAGCCTCTTGAGAAGTCGGTGGAGGCTGAACTACAGGTAGTCCAGGAGCCTGTCCTGGGAGTGGTGCTGACACCCCACCTGGAGCGTCTGAAGGTATAATTCCCTTGAAGTATGACGAACCATAATCTCCCTTGGGCGTGCCAGCCGGGGCAAGTCCCATCGTCTGCCAGGGAGTCTTTTTAGGATCTAGGGTAGAGCCTACTGGAGCAGTTAGAGTTTGTCTTGGATCAAACGCTATCGACCCTTGTTTACCATAACCATTACCAGCCACATAGTCAGTATAGTGAATCGCACCATACTCCATTGGCATACTTGGATGATTAAGTGCGGATGTTCCTGTCTTCCCAGGCACACCACCGATACCATGCACTGTGCCTACGTATCCCACATCACTATGACTAGGATAGCTCAATAGGGAATTGAGATCTTCAATAGCCTTTTTCGCTACCGGGTCTGCCTCCAGAGTCTTATAGTGTGCTGCGAGAACTGCGGGTTTGATCTTGCCTGACCTGACATCTGCATGTGGTACTGCCTCAGCATAAGGACGCTGAGCTTCCCATGCATGTTCGATGTCCTGTATGTATTTCTTATCTTTAACTGGATCAAGCCTAGAAAGAATTACATCGATATCTTCACGAGGCACAGGTGCCATTCGGACATCTAGAACTTTTGTAGTCTCTGGGAAGTCTAGGGGTAATTGATTACCATAAGAATAGCTCTGATTGGACTGTCCTGTTGGAGCTTTACCTGACGCACGAGCTGCCTTGGCCTGAGCAGGTGTGTAATAACCTGCATGACCCATGCGCTCTATCACATCCTCACCAGAATGTGTGCCGAAACCAGTCTTAAGAATTTTCTCAGCATCACTATCGTAATTTAGCTGATGTGTGAAACCCTCAACACCACGGACTTTCTTCCAAAGGTTAGGAGGTAACCAACCTCCCATCACACCATGAGCAACGTCAGCACCTGCACCAAGGACAGCGCCAGCAGGAATTAATCCAAGTGCATCGACAGATCCTAGAGCTAATTGAATCTGGGCATCAAGTATCTTACTTCCTGTCGAGCCCGTGCGTTTGAGAGTTTCCTGTCCTAGATCGCTGGCGTGGAACGCTCCCTTTTCGTAGCCTGACTTGACGCCCTTGAGACCTTCCCAGGCCACATCGGACATAGGCTTCTTCTCAGAGCCTGTGTTTCTTGGATCAATAACGTCCAGGTATGCACCACCCGCTCGACCTATACTCTCAGTAGATGCACCAAGGACTCCTGAGGCTTTACCGAGTTTATCTCTTGTAGACTGAGGAAGGGATTCGTAACCTGTCTTGATATCTTCACCAAGAACGCTCGCGACATCACCGACATCTTGAGTTCCCCTGAACTCATTACGAAGATGTTCGGTGTAGTCACCAACGTTCTTTGCAATCTTTTGACCTGCTGATCTGAGCTTGCCTCCAACTGCCTGTCCAATTTTCTCAGGAGTAGGAATAGAGAAAGGCTCCTTAACAGGTGGCGTTACAGGAAGATTAACATCACCACCAGGAGGCTCGAAAGGGTCCATGCCACCACGGAGACGCTCAAATCTAGTCGGAGGACGAGGCGTATTCCACCAGTCACGCACCCCACCGAGCGCGCGTATGGCACGAGTATATAGACCGCCGTCGTCGTAATCTTCAGAACTAGCCATTTACTTCAACTGTAGGAAGTTTCCCAGCTTTGTCGTAGTCGGCTTGCACGCGTTCCCAATATTCTTTGTTAGCGTTGGGATGTGTTTCGCGTTCCTTCTGCTCCGCTAGTCTTCTCAGCTGAGATATAGAAAGATTGTTTCTGAGTGGCTTCATGCCACCTTCGGTGGCCTGATCCTCAGTCGAAGCTTGACTTCGGTTCGTCGCAGGAACGACCATCGCAAGTAGACTTGCATAACTTTCTCTTTCTGACTTGAGAAGGTTCTGCAAGTCCTCGATGTGCATCCTGTGCGCGACACAACCAGCACAGGACTGTGGAAGAGTATAAGTACGAACGAAAAGACTCTTGAACCACTCAAGCAATTTAGAGTCTCCCACGACCAAACAAAAGATACAGAATGAGGATTAGTAAGAGAAGCCCCATTGGACTGTATCCCCAACTACGGCTATAGGGATACCACGGTCCGATACCGATTAACAGAATCAAGAGGACGATGATGATCAGCATTTTTGCCTTTCAGTGCGCCACGTAGTAAGGAAATCTTGAACGTCTTGGTCTTTTGTGAAATAACTTGACTGGACGATCGTTATGTTTCTTGTCGCGCTCGAGCTTTTCCATCTTTCTGTAGAATCCGGTCATGTCTCCTGTGTTCTGTAGGAACTCAAGGACCGCATTCAGTCTTTCTCGATCTTCACTTACTGTAACGCTCTGCTCAACCCAACGATGTATCTCTTTTACGAGATAGCGACACCCATCGTACGGGTCATCGCCATCGAACTCCATGACGTCTTCCATTCGGGTGTCGTCATAGATGCAGAGCGGAATAACGTCTTCGAGCGCTCCGAGATCCTTATCCACGTACATGCGTGAATTCTTGAAAATCTGGAGCTTCGGGAGGTTCGTTTCCGGCTTCTCCGGCTCGAACATCGAGGCATACTCTTTATATGCCTTTTCTCCGTAGATTCTGAAGATACGCGCACCGATCTCAATCGAGTAGCCCTCTTTTGGTATGATACGTTCTGGCTTTGGCTTCCATCTCAAGTATTCATGCATTAGCATTTTACCACTGATGCGATCATTATCTGCTAATTGTATCTTGAATCTCTGTTCTAGATTAGGAGGATTAAGGACATCGCTGAACTGCTGCAATATCGACTTCAAATCCCCTTCCCGTCTCTTCGCCGACGGGTCGATAACTACTGAATCTATGATTTCTTCCTGAGATATGCGAACAAAGTCGCTAGCCCAATCGACAATCTTCCTGTTTTTCTGACCGTACTGACGGTAAATGAAGGCTTGTCCGTTAGGCGCGACGGCCGCCCAACCTATCCACGTCATTGCTGCATGACCCCAGTCAATTCCTACGATCCTGGGCCAATAAGCTGGAATTGGAAATGGATCTATGAGATGGAGCGCGTTCTTTGGCTCACCTGCGAAGTGCTCAAAGCGATATTCGTCGAATACTTGACCAGTGAATGTCCACCAGTCACCTTCGAGCTTGGCCTTACGTTCCGCAAGTGGTAGAAGTTGGAGTCTATTGATGTAGTTAGGGTCCGCCTGCATCAAGAACTGATTGTCTGTCAGCTTGGCGGGGATGAAGATTCTGTAGCTTTTGGCTGCTCTGTCAAAGATCTTGGTGTATCCTGCTCTAGCAGGTTCGACAAAGCGACGACGAACCCAAGCATGGCCGACGTTACCAGGGTTAGTAGCACCCCTAACGATTGCAGGTAAAGAAGAATCTGAAGTACGACATCTGGACGTGAGGAAGACGTACTGGAATTCTTCAAACGCCGTGAGTTCATCGAAACCTATGTAGTTGTATTCGGCGGTGTCGTGGGACCTAGCATCTTCAGCGCGCAGCATATAGCTGAACTGAATCCAGGCTCCCGACGGAAATGTCCAGCGATGTTTTGTGTCATTGTAGGTTGCTCCGAAAAGTGGGTAGATGTCTCTCGATCTGGGGATAAGCGACTCTTCCAACTCTGGGAAGGTGCGCCTGAATATGATTCCTTTGAAGAAAGCATTCTGATACCACCCTCGAACAATGGGTAACATCAGAAGGATTTCTGACTTACCTCCACCGGCCGCGCCCCCGTACATCGCCTCAAAGATCGAGTCGGGGATTTTGATGAAGTCCGTTTGCCTTTTGTTAGGCTCCCAGACTTTGTTGCCATCTACTAACTGAAATGGCATTAGACCTTAGCCGTCACCGTAGCTGCGCCAGTCGTGCATCGAATGAATGAGGCTGCGGTGCGCACACCTGCAACAGGTGCAGTCCAGGGACCAGTAATAGTTTGCCCAACTTCACACGCTGGCTCAGTAAAGAGCATACACGCGCGCGCAGGTAGAGCATAGATGACATTTTGCAGGAGGATTGTCGGGACTCCAGCGGGAACACTATAAGTAGGCATTACTTCTTACTCCAAAGTTTTCTTCGGTTCGTCGGAGTCTTATCGACAAACTCCTTTGCGACAGCAGGGTCGATCTTCTGAGGACCCTTCAGTCCACCGTGCGCGGCTGCTTGCATGAAACGATATTGCTTAGCAGACTTGGCAGGCACCTAACTACTCCTTCGGCTGACTACTCCTTCGGTTCGTCGTCAGTAGAGTGCCGGGGGTCGTCGGCCTCGCACTGCTTCCAGCGCGATTGGATCTACTTGGTTTGGATTCGGACCTTGTATCGGTCCTTGAGGAGGTGCTTGCATTGGCATCCGAGGCACACCTCCACCGAGTCCCTGTGGCGCGCCCATCCCAGGCATAGGACCTCGTCCCATCATTCCTGGAGGTCGCATCGGCGGACGAGGACCAGCTAAAGGTCCCGCTCCGCCCGGACCCGCGCCCATCATTCTTCGACGCTGAGGCATCGCAGCATCACCAGGAGGATACATGATTGCTCCTTAAGGAGGATGGGCCTCATTAAAGACCCATCCTTGACTTCGGTTCGTCGTTACCGTCTGGCCTGAGGAACGTTCGGTGATTGAGGAACTGAGCCTCCGCCGCGCACGATCGGAGGCGGAGCATCACCTGTCTGCCAGGTCGTTCCATCCCAGTATGCGTGGCTGTTGTCACCGAGAACTACGTGCTGACCCTCAGTCCACGGAGTCGTCGGGCTGGCTGTACAGGCGCTGAGACCTGCGAGGTCTGCCGCCGGTGTTGCGCCGCTCGGAGTGAAAGAGCCAGGACTTCCCGCTGTCGCGCCTGTCGCGTCGCCCTGTTCTGGAGGAGGGGCTTCACCACCTGCATCGATAACTTCGATGGGAATGGACTGAGGAACCAGAGTTGCAGTCTCTGAAGGTGTAGCAGTGGGAGGACCCTCGCCTGAATCGACAGGCTTCCAGACCTGAGCAACCGTTGCTCCACCTTCGCCTTCCTTGCCCTGCATTGAGAAAGCGTCGACGAGCTTCTGCTTGCGCGCCCGTTCAGTGTCGCGTGCCTCACGAGCGTTCGCCACTTCACGCTCGATGTTCTCGTCGGCTTCGGCTTCCTGCTCTGGAGTCATGGGCAGACGGTTGCCGTCATCGAGGCGTCGTGCAATAACACCTCGCTTCAGAGTCTCCCTGAGCAGATTGTCCCAGTTACCCGTACTGAAGTCGAAACCTTCCAGCTCCTCGAAAGCGTCCTGCGAAAAAACCGCGTGATGACCTCCGACGCGCATCACGATGTCACCAGGACCTGCCTGGACTTCACCGTGTTTGGTCTTGATGTTCAGCGGCGTCGAGAGGTTGATGAAGATCTCCTGCTTCTTGAGCTTCTGCACGTCCCCCCGCTCCCGAGCGAGGTCGATCACCTGCTTCATCGTGCGGCCCGCCCCTATCGGTAGGGGTGTCGTTCCCCCGAAGGAGGTCGCTGTATTGACCGAGATTGTTGAAGCCGGGTCCTTGATTCGAGGTTCCGGTTCCGGAGGAAGATTCTCCACTCCCTCGATCGCTCCGCTGGGGTTCAGAGGAATTGTCGTCGCCGAGCCGCCCGGCTGGTATCCCTCTTTCGCCCTGTCCTCGTTCCCCGGGGACCTGCTGTCCCTGTCTGAGGTCGTTGGTGTCGGTTCTGCCATTTTGGTCCTCTCGGATGATTAGCACATTCAGTGCCTTTGGCCCTTGGTCACCTTCCTCATATGTAAAGGTAACTTTGTCGTTCTCCTTCATATTTCTGAAGGGAACTGAGGATCGAAGGATCTTGGACCAGTGACAGAAGTAGTCCCGCTGATCTGAACCTTCGATGAATGCGAAACCTTTATCAAGAAATATCTTTCTTACATATCCAGTCATTTGTCACCCTATCTCGATAGTCTCGTAATGTGTCTCTTTTTCCTGCTCTGGAGCAAAGACTATCACTTGCGCGTTATTAGCAGGAGGAGTAATAACAGTAGGCTTCGTCGAGGCAAGAATGCCTGAAAGGTTGCGCGCGATCATCGACAACTCTTTGGCGTCCTTGTTATCCAGCTTTTCTGTAGTGATCAGACCTACAGTTTCGCTTAGAACGTCGAGAACTTGGGATCTTATGAGGAGAGTGTTATGATCGACTTGTTCGGCAAGACCAGGACTCTCTTTGTCTTGAGAGGTGCGGCCGTGCTTATAGTGATGTGCCATCGTCGGGTTGACTCCCCATGCCGCTGCCGCGGCAGAAGATGTTCCAACTCTAGCAGCTGAACCGATGAGAGCACGAAAGATCGGTGGGACGTTACCCTGCTGAGGATATCGTCCTCCACGCTGGTCGGAAGTCTTGAGATGCCTTCGTCCCGCCAGAATGGCAAGCCGAACGATGTCATCTTCAGTGGGTTCGGTGGGATTGTCGGCAGCGTCATCGAGAGCAATGTCTACTTCAGAGATAGGTTCAGGGACAACCTTCGGGATGGGGATCTTTCCCAACCTATGCAGAAGATTGTCAGGTGAATTCCGCCGTCGGTCTGATTCTTCTTCCGATATAAACATTGCAGATGGTACGTGCAGATTCTAACACAAATCAGAAAACATGTCAAGCAAATTCGCTAAACCCTTTGTTTGCAACGACTTACAGGCAGCCGTTCACCAAGTGAACAGCTAACTACTGTGTGTCATTTTTTATTATCTGGTCAATAGGTACGGACAATATGGGACCCGTTATATAAAATCGTAAAAACATACGTTTTATAAACAAACGTGTGATGACTAGCCTTCCCCGTAGGGGGAAATGGGACCCGCGGAGCGGGACATACCTCCCCCGACAGGGGGAGGAGAGCAAACGACGACCGTGAGCATTGGGCGTCTGCCCAATAAAAATAGGGCACTTGACATAATATATATGTCATGGTATACTGTCTGTATGGTCATCACATTGACGCGCAAGCAATACCGCAAGCTCGGCAGGTGGGCAGTGTCCATGCTGCTGTGTGGTGGCGCGCGCCTGAGAGTAGTGTAAAGACTACATACTTGACAGGGCGCGCGCCATGTGGTATCATTGTCTGTAGTGAGGTTATATGAAAGTAACGGATTACGTCATCGTCAACGGCAAGCGTATCTATGCTGGCATCTGTCAGCGATGCGGCAGTGTTAAGCCAGTGCAGTCGTCGTGCGACTGCTTTGACAACGGCTGTCAGTAGTCAACAGGGCAGTGTAAAAACTGCCCCCTTGACAATTCATTCCAGTGTGCTATAATACAGGAATGGCAGGCAAGCCCGGATCGAACAGCCCAAAAGAAAAAACGGCTAAGGGGCTTGACAAACCTGCAAAGTGTGGTATACTTAAAAGGTAGCAAGAAACGGAAACCGGCGGAGACGCCAAACAGTGTAGGAGTTACGCAATGAAGAAAGTTCGCGCAGAAAAGGCCGAGGAAGTGGTCACCCTCATGGGGGGTGAGTTGGATCTGAACACCGAGATCTCGAAGGAGAGCGAGGAAGTTCAGCGGCTGATCAAGGCCGGGGAGATTCGGGCCGACATCACGGTCAGCAAGCGCAAGGTCGACGGCAAGATGTATTCCAAGCAATACCTCCGCCTGAAGCCCACGACCGGTGTCGCCGTGGTCGCGTTGCAGCCCACCGAGACAACGTGGAAAGAGGAGAAGGATAAGGACGGCAACGATATCTCCGATTTCGACGGGCCGTGCTGGGTCAAGGACTTTTTCTACGGCAACGATCTCGGGGTCAAGAACCGTGAATCGCAGCGTCTCGCAGTTCTGGTCGAAGGACCGGATAAGGCGAAGCAGGCCGCGGCGAAATCCCTCGCGAAGGCGTTCAACATCTCGGAGGACGAAGCGCTCAAGCGTATCAACGCGATGGGCATGTAACACCGACGGGACCACTGGCAGAGGGACTGCAAACCTCTGCCCCTTTTTTGCCTCGATATGAGGGTTTACGTCATGAACCCTGATATAGCGGCAAACGACGTGAGTTACATTGGCTTCCGAACGACTAGTTTGTTTCTAGTAAACGACTAGTTCGTTATCAGTGTCGTATTAGTGTGCGGAACGCCCGTAACCCGTTCATTTGCAAGGGTTTACGCCGATCGGGGGATCGGGGCAGTTTGCAGGGGACTATATGTGTGTCTTTTCTTTTTTTATTTTTTTTTTTATATAGTTCCCCCACACCGATACAATCACCTAGGGTGGTTGACAGAATGGCAAGGGTATGGTATAATGCTCTTGAATGGTGCAACTCCTTTGTTTTCAACGCTTTACAGCCAAACAGTGTAAAAGCTACACACTAGTAACGTCGGGTTATTGCACTAGAGGCAAACGTGAAACAGAATAGAAGCCCGGAAGCCATGTTATCTGATGTCGTTGAGGCACTATATAATGCCTCCGGTCATGAGCTAACACGACAGAAACTCATACAGAGATTCTACGGGCGACAGGATGTTTCCACAGCCACGTTAGATCGTGCAATGAATTTACTGGTCAAGAGACGTATTATACAGTGGACGGGTCAAGGCTATATGCTTACCCATGAATACACATCAAGTGACGAATACAAAGTGAGAGCCAATGAAGATTATTCCCGGTGAATACGACATTGTCAGCAGGCAGACAATGAACCCTGCAAGGTTGCGCGCCGCGCATCGCACGTCATGTGATGCTTCGATGGCATACTTGCTGGTCGCTGTAATGCATTCGCACGCATTTCCTAACGGCCAAGTTCAGATCCCCAAAGTAAGACTCCGACGTCCACGAGTAGGTCTCACAGCCGCTCGCGGCTGGGGCGGTGTCAAGAATGGTAGAGGCTATATGAGCCTCCCTGAGACACCTATGATCAACCCTGACAAGCCATATGGCAGATTGCGCGCCGGGCTAGTGATTCACGAATACGCGCATGTCGTAGAGTTTCTAAAGTTCGGCAGGTCAGATCATGGTGCGCGTTTCACGATGATCCTTGACGAGTTATTGTTCCACACAGAGAAGTTCTGGTCAGCGAGCCATAGTATGGCTGCGGAGGCAAAGTGAGCGACGAATCGAATGAATCAGCTGTTCACCCGATGAACGGCGACAGCGAAATGATGGACGCTAATCATGGTGTCCAGCCAAGCGATACGCCTATTCAGGAACGTCTGAAGAAAGCCTATATCGACAAATACAATTCACTCAAGGTGTCGGATATGACACCTGAGCAAGTGAAGTTCCACATTGCGGATCTTGAAGACGCAATCAAGATTCTACAGACTCAGCTACAGGCCACGATGGATGTGGATGACGAATGGGCTGAGACTGCTACATCTGAGGAGCGCGAGAAGTTGCGCGCCGCAGATAAGAAATATCGTGCCAAAGCTCGACCTGCAATGAATGCAGATGGCACAATCAAGACAGCCAAGCCCAGAGAGGCTAAGCCAGTTGTGGTCGGTGATGCTGGATCGCAGGCATTCGAGAACCTCGTAAACAAGCTGGTCGCGGCAGGTCAGACTCGTGAGATGGCAGTAAAGCTCATTCAAGGGATGAAAGGGACAAAGTGAGAGACGCATTCGTGACATACTCACATAGGACGGGTGACTACACGGTCACCCTGCGTGAGAATAAGGTAATCAAGGAAACACGGACGACAAGCAACTATCACGATTTGGGATTGACAATCTCAAATTGGATTCACAACGGATACTAAATCATGATCAAAGGTCGACTCAAGTTCGCATTCAAGTTCATCATGCTACAGGCGATCATCGTGTCAGTGGCATTCCTCTGTGGCTCATTCGAGGAAGTTCGCACCGACAGCTCAGGTGATTGGTGCGCGCATTTCAATACGTTCATGGTCTGTAACACTCCAGGAGGCACGGATTACGTGCTTGGCGAATGAGAAAAGTTACAGCAGAGATTACCAGACGCGATCACAAAGGTGATCGCGTCAGGGTCGAGGTCAAGATCGATGAGGTCGAGACTATCGATGAAGCTATCGAAGTGCTTGGTCGGCTCGAAGTGCTCAGATACATTCGATACGCACACAGATTACATCAACTCAGCAAACATTATCAACGATCATGACTGATGATGAGAAGCGCACAATAAAGCAGGTATCCTCAGACCTCTACGAGGTGGCGCGCGTGAAACGAAACGACAGCGATTCGACATTCGTGACTGTTCGCAGACAGTTTCTAGAGGGTCTCGCTGAGTTTCTCATGACACTAGTTAAAGGGACAAAGTGAAGACAACGACAGATCAAGTTCTCGATGCAATCAAGGAAGTTCAGACAAGGGACGCTAACGAACTACACGTTCTGTCGATTCTTGAGAGACTTCTAAAGGGTGAGGATGTATATTCTAAACTGCCAGGCATTCGACGCCGAGCGCTCCGCAAGATACAAAAATGAGTGCTGTCAAGGCGACTGTCACGAAACAAAGGCATTCATAAATGTCACACCGTATGCAGACGACGCGACTCTCGAGAATCGTAAGATAGATTGGACTCTCGGAATACAGGGTTATGTCTGCTGTGGCAGATACGAGTTTGTTCGGTCTTTGAGTCGAGAATGGTGGGTGCGCGCCTTAGCAAAGATCGACAACTGGTCAGAGGACAAAGTGAGGCAGTACCTCACGCAAGGGTCATGGCACAAAGTATATGATGTCAAGACTCGACGAACCGAAGTAGTAGTTGCGACGAAGCGAAGTAAAGCTAACAAGTGTCCACAGTGTGGATCAACATGGAATGAGGTAGCGTGTGATGACTGCGGTTATTCAAACTAGAGCACAACGTCGGATGCTGGAATTACAGGCCGCACTAGCGGACTGGCATGAGATGAATACAGATACACAGTGGGCGCGCGTTTCGTGCGATGAGTATCTGGTCACTCTGTCATACGGTGTAATTCACTCGAACGGATTTGAGGAATGTGCGCTTGGTTCACGCCTCTACGTCGCTAAAGAGGGATGGATCGTAGTTGTCCCTTCGACGCACGGAGGTTAGCTGTTCATCGGGTGAACAGGTAAACAGTGTAATATTTACATACAGTCGTGTAAATTCTACCTATTGACAAGCTGAGTGATCCGTGGTATAATTTGCACTGCACATCGAGGAAGGATTCATTATGGACAGAGACAGAGATCATCAGTACGCACTTCTCAAGGAACACGGTTATCGGATCGATACCCGTGGAGCAAGGTTCACACTCATTCATGGTGTGACAGCAAGGTCATTCCAGACATTCGATGAGGCTTTGAATGCAGGCCTCGTTGCAATCGATCCGAAGTTGGTTCGCTACGTCAACGGAGCCTAGACTGTGCAACGGGCCTTCTCATAGAGAAGGTCAGTTAGGCAGCCTAGACACTTGGCCTGCTGATCACAGGCAAAGGGGAACTGGACTTGTGGATCGAGCTAAGTCGCTATGACGTCCCTTGTTACGGTTGGTTACAAATCCCCATGACCGACAATGCCTTTACGGTCACTATTCTACCCGGTGCGCGCGTCGCACCTTAAAGATGACGCGGAGAGGACATTTCAAGAGTATGAGTACAGGTATCGCGGTCCACAAGGGCCAATCACAGCTTCGCTACAAGTGCATTCACTGTGGCAAGGCAGTGACGGAGGTCAAGCGCAATCGGCTCGGCAAGTATTGGTCGCTGACGTTGGAGTGCGGCCATAACCAGATGGTCGAGGCACTGTCCGAGACCAAGGTCGATGAGATCGTCAAGAAGTGGGAAGAGTTTCAGAGCGTCGACGGTCGTAAGCTATACAACTTTCAGAAAGCGGGCGCGTCTTTCGCGATTGAGTCTAACGGTCGTTGCCTCATCGCTGATGAGATGGGCCTTGGCAAGACAGTTCAGGCACTCGCATTCCTCTGGTATATGGGAGTGCGCGCCCTGCCAGCTCTGGTCGTAACTAAGAGCACACTCAAGTATCAGTGGTCTCACGAGTCATATAGGTTCCTTGGTGAGGGTGTCCTGAATCAGGTCATCGAAAACAAGAATCAGAAGCCTCTGACGGAGCACGGGTTCAAGATCGTCATTATCTCCTTCGATATGCTGAGGCGCTGTGCCTGGGTCGAGGATGAGAAGTTCATGAAAGATCGTTTCAAGACGATCATCATCGACGAGACACAGAACATCAAGAACCCAAGTGCGGCACGGACGGCCTGCGTGAGGAAGCTCGCACGATACAGCCCATATGTGCTGGGTTTGTCAGGGACGCCAATCAAGAACAACGCTCTGGAATATTTCACGATCCTGAACATTCTCAAGCCCGAGCGCTTCCCAAGTTTGAGAGGGTTCGAGTCCAACTACATCAACACCTACACAAACGGTGGATATCGTAAAGCAGGTGGTCTGCAAGACCCCGAATACTTCGCCGAAAAGACGAAGGACTTCATCATCAGAAGGACACAGGACGAGGTTATGCCTGATCTACCGAAGCTGAATCGAACTTACCGTTACGCTGAGCTTGGCCCTGACGTTGAAGAGGCTTACGCGCGCCTGATGAAGAAGTTCGAGGAAGCCTACAATTCCGAGGGTGGGATGAAGATGTTCGGGACTGGCGGCATTCTCGAATACATGACTCATATGAAGCACCTGACAGGCTTGGCTAAGGTCGAGCCGGTTGTGGACTTCGTGACGGACTTCCTCACTGATACGGATCGGAAGATCACGATCTTCGTGCATCACAAGGACGTTCACGGCAAGATCGATGCGCTGCTTTGCACATTGTGTCAGGCACTTGGCCTCGATATGCCAATCAGCTTGTCCTCAGATCTGACACCTGAGATGCGTCACGAAGTTGTGATGGAGTTCAAGAATAACCCGAAGGCGCGCGTGATGATCGCCTCGACACTCGCAAGTGGAGAGGGTCTGAACCTTCAGTTCTGTTCAGATTGTATCATGGCAGAGCAACAGTGGAATCCTGCTAACGAGGAGCAGGCTGAGGCTCGATTCAAAAGAATAGGTAGCGAAGCATCGATCATCAACGCCACCTACCAGATTGCACTCAGCACCATTGACGAGTTCCTCGCAGACCTGAAGGCCAGCAAGCGGCACATCATTGAGGAAGCTCTGACGGGACAGAAGAACACCGTGCCCTACGTCGAGCAGGAGATGATGAAAGAGCTTGCTGACATCATCATGACCAAGGGCTTGAAGCGGTGGAAGCTGTGAAGAAAGAGGTTCGACACTGGACAGACGAGGAGGCTCTCATCCATGTGGAGGAGAGTCTCAACTCGTTTGAGAGGGAGCGGCTCCTGCTTATTAAGGGTCAGGAAGCAGGGAGTCTCTGGGCACAAAATAGAGGTGGCGACTCAGCAATCGCCAACCTCACTCGATTGATCGAGAACTACCAGCGGATGACCAGGCTACTCGTTGATAAGATAGTAGGGAGTAAGAGATGAGACCACTTGGTTTGTTGATTGTCTGGCAGAAGACAGGTCAGCGTTGGGAGATCATGAAAACTGGTCTCTTTGGTTACTACCAGAACGGCGTTGATTATCTCAACGAATTCGCTCGGGTCAAGGGATGGCAGGAATCAAAGGTCAATATGACTGGGACTCTTGCCTACGAGACAGGACCATTTCGCATCGAGTTGACTCTGGTCGAGGCAACAGGTGTGGATCTTTCTAAAGAGACTTATCTATTTCAGGAGTTGGAAAATGCTGAAGCGCGAGACGATCGAGAAGTGCATCGGGAAGACGTTCGCTGACAAGGTTGACGACCTTGTTCTCAATGTGTCGAGTGAGCTTTCATTCACACGTCGAGAGATGGTCGAGGATCTCGGGTGCGCGAATTTCATTGCCGCTGCTCGACTCGAAAAGATTCTCAAGAAGCTGAAGATCCATACGGTCAAACAGCTTTGGGATGCCAATCCAATTGACCTCCTCCGTGCGCGTGGCATTGGTGAAGCGTCAATGTACGTTGCAATGTGCATTCTCGACACGCGCAAGTATAGTGTCGAGGAGTGGTGGGGTTGGGGTGGTAATCTCGTCAAGTTCTCCACGTTCAAGCATCACGCGGCTCGGAGAGCGAGCAAGAGAGGCAAACAGGAAGTAGCATGACAGAAGAACCTGTCGACCACGAAGTGCCACCGAGTCAGTGTCCTCGCTGCTTTGCCTATCTTGACAGGGCAGGTGAGACAGACTCTAAGGTGCGCGCTCCGCAACCAGGTGACATCTCGATTTGCCTCCACTGTGGTGCTATCCTGATGTTCGACGACGATATGAAGCTGGTCTATGCACCAGACGAGAAGATAACAATAGAGGCATATGCCTTGTCGCTTCTATATTACAAGCCAATCGTCCGCGTCTGGGTCGATGGTGATGGGAAGGTTCACTAATGGGTAGGCGAGTCATCGCTGCCGACAGTCAGATACTGAATACGGTTATGGCGTGCGGCCGTAAAACAAATCTTGAGTTCAAGCTCAATCTACGTCCTCATGTGAAGGCTGAAGCTCTTGAGAAGGGCGACCTGATGCATCGTATGCTTCATCCCTATTACTATGGTCGCATCAAGAATCCTAAGCCTCATCACTTAACTGTGAGGTTGGAAGATGGAACTGGTGAAGCTCCTCATCCATACGCACGGTTTATCGGGATGGACCACAAAGAGCTTGTCGATACCTGCACTGAGATCGGGCGCGTCGCGTCCTTCGACATGGACCTTGAGCCTGAGTACCGCAACGAGTGTCTCAAGCAGTTCAGAGAGTACGCTTTTCATTTCGCAGGTGACGGTTGGTTCGCACTCGAAGTTGAGCAATCGTTCACACGCACTTTATATGAGGACGACGATCTCCGCATCGACTACGAAGGGATCGTTGACTTGGTGGCCGATGGTCCGATGGGAGTCATCGCGGTCGACCACAAAACTGCTTCAAGGCGTGAAGTTCCAAGTGACCTGTCGAATCAGTTCATGGGTTATTGCTGGGCGTTGGACATTCCACGCCTTATCATAAACCGAATTGGTTTTCAGAAGACGCTGACTCCTAGTGAGAGGTTTCAGCGTATCGTCCTGAGCTATCCACAGGGTCGCATCGATGAGTGGCAGTATTGGGCTACCTACTGGCTCAAGGTCTACGCATTCTATTTGGAGAATGACGTATGGCCGCCGAACTTCACATCCTGTGACAAATACTCAGGTTGCATCTTCCAGCGTATCTGCACCAGAGTCCCAGAGGCTCGTGAGTTCGAGATGCAGACGAAGTTCAGGGTAGTTGAACCTTGGAGTCCTCATACACGAGACACCTCTAAACTGTTAGGTTAAGATCATGCCAAGCATCAAACACGTCCACAAATACTTCCGTCGAAAGATGGGGAAGGGCTATATCGTCTACGCCTGTGCGCTTCCTGACTGCACGCACTACATCCGAGAGGAACTGGTCGTCGGCAAGAAGACGATCTGTTGGGTGTGTGGCAGACAGACACTGGTTTATCGAGACAGCAATGGCATTCTCGCAAGGCCGCACTGTAAGACCTGCACCAAAAAGAAGACAGAGGAAAAGGGAATGTTCGATCTTCCTCCTCTGGACATCCCTAACATTCTACCAGGATAGATCATGAAAGTAAAGAGTATTCGTATAGAGCTTGATCCAGAGGAGACTGAGAAGAATCACGCTACACTCATCGAGTTTAATAATGGTATGTGGACTGCAGATGGTCCTATGTATCCTCGAATCATTGGCGCGCTACAGGCAATTCACGACATGCTTCGGGGTCGAAAGGAACCTAAATACTAATGCCACAGAGTCTCGATAGTATGACTATGGGTGACAAACTCATCTGTCTGTTCAAGGGTGATCCGGGAACTGGTAAGACCATCGCGGCTGCTAGTTTCTCGAACGGTGAGGACGACATCTATTTCTTCGACCTCGACCAGAGGATGCGGCCGTTGTTGTTGCACTACGGACATCCTGAGCTAGCTAAGTTCAAGAATCACATCAAGTTCGACACCTACTCTGGAGCGACGGCGTGGGCGGACCTGTGCACAAAGCTAGACTCACTCATCTCCTACAATCCCTACGCCGCACTGTGTATGGACTCACTTACTGCCTTGTCACGTATGCTCATCTCCTTGATGCTTACCGCAAGAGGAGAAGCTGGGAAGCAGAAGCTAAAGAAAGGCGGCGTCGCGCTCACGCAGATCGAAGACTACTCAGGCGAGGCAAACGGCATTAACCAAGTCATCGATGCCTTGCGCGTGATCAGTGGTGCAGACCAAGGTGCGGCTAAATGTCACATCATCATGACGGCACACGTCATTCAAATCTCCGAGAAGTCTCGTGAAGGTAAGGTATCGCTTAGTCGATTCCTTGTCAACAGTGGCGCAAAGAAAACGGTCGCTGAGATTCCTGCCTATTTCGACGAAGCACATCACTTCGATGTCGCTATCGGTTCTACTGGTAAGCCCCAGTACAGATCATTCACTCACAACATCGGGACGGACTGGGCGAAGACTGCATTGCCCCTTCCTGATGAGATTGACTTCACTGCCTATCCTAAGGTGGACGGTGAGGTGAATCCCAGCTTCCATCACAGGTATGGTCTGTACTATCCGATCATTCAGGAACACCTGGGTATCTACAAACAACAAACATTGGAGGATTTTGGATGACCTGAAACTAACCATCGTCCTGACCTGACCTGTAACTGACAATCGAAAGGAACCTGACAATGAAGATGAGATTTACGGCAGACGACCTCCGCGGTGGCATGGTGCTCGACCCCAACTGGTATCCAGCAGTCGTGAAGTCGCTGGAGGTCAAGCCTGCCAAGACCGACGCCTCGACGAACTGGAACTACAAGTTCGAGATTCTGTCGGGCAAGGGCAAGGATGGCAAGGACTACGCAGGCACGAACGTCTATCGCCTGTTCAACGAGAAGGCGATGGGCTTTGCGCGTCCCTTCGTCGAGGCCTGTGGCATCCAGTTGAAGGAGAACGACGAGTTCGAACCCAACAGCGCCATCGGGAAGAAGATGCTCGTGTACGTCAAGAACCGCGAGTACGAGGGTCGTCTGCAGAACGAGGTCGCTGACTTTCGTCCCATCGGGTAGTTTCAATCCGGGCTGGGGATATACGATTCCTGGCCCGGAGTTCATTCTCTTTTTACAACGGGAGTTTACAATGGCAGACGAGCAGACCGAGAAGAAGTCCACTGACGAGGAACTCAAGGAGATCGAGGAAATCGTCGAGGAGGAAGAAGCCGACGACGAGCAGGACGAGGACGACGACTTCGACGAGGATGAGGACGACGAGGACGACGAGGAAGAGGAAGAGAACGTCGTAGAGTAACTCGATGCATCCTAGCCCGCTCATAATAGACTAGGTTGTGTGAATGCTTGAGGCTTGCGGTAAGCACGTAAAATAACGGAAGCCTCGTTTTCCTTTTCGGAGGTCTCATGAAGCTATTGATAGATAGCATCTTAGTTAAGGAAGAACCTGTTAATGAGGAAGAGGTTCAGAACTTAGCTGAGTCTTTCAAGGAACAAGGTCAATTACACCCCATAGCTGTTCACCAAATGAACGGCAGCTACTCCCTAATTACAGGACGCAAGCGTCTATCGGCCGCACTGATCTGCGGTTGGACAGAAGTCGAAGTTAATGTCCACGAGAACCTATCTGACCAGCAGATAGAAGAGATTGCGCTCCACGAAAACCTCAAGAGATACAACCTGCCTTGGTTTGAGGAAGTGTTGATGGTCGAGAGACTCCACCTTCTCAAGCAACAGATTCATGGCAAGCCCCCTGAACAGGGCGGCGGTCATCAGAAGGTCGGATGGTCTGTTCGAGACACTGCTGCTGCACTACAGCAGGCTTTAGGTAAGACCTCCCAAGATTTGCAGTTGGCTCGTCAGGTTCGTCTTGATCCATCCCTCTCCAAAGTAAAGGACAAAAGAACAGCCCTTAGGCTAGTTCGCATCACCGTCAAACGGATGGATGATGAGGAACAGGCAGGTGCGGCCGACTACGGCATCAAGATGAACCAGCTTTTCTGCGGCGATTCGGCCGTCGTATTGAAGCACATCCCTGATAACACCTTCCATGTCTGTATCACTGATCCGCCTTGGCTCAGATTCTTTGATTCATCTTTGCGACTCGACGAGAGGACGTTGCCCGTTTTTCGGGAGCTGTATCGGGTCATGCGTTACGACAGCTTCATCTACATTTTCTGCGGATTTGACGACTATCACTATTACGCTGGGCGAACGGAACCTGATGAGAATAACCCGTCAGACACCAGAAGAATTCCTGGCGAGCTTGAAAAAATCGGGTTCCGTGTGGCGAAGACTCCTCTCTTCTGGCGGAAGCTCAAAAGCCTGTCACGTAGAGGAGTTACTCCGTGGGAGCACGGACGTGATTTCGAACTCATTACTCTCGCTGTTAAGGGGAATCCGGTCCTAGCAGGTGGACAGCAAGAGACTTCTTTCTTTGACTTCGACGCCGTCCCACCAGTCAAGCTCATCCATGCTAATGAGAAGCCTCTCGACTTGATGAAGAAGCTGCTCGAAGAATGCAGCCACGAGGGTAATGCAGTCATCGATCCCTTTGCAGGATCGTTCGTTGTGCCGCACGCCTGCAAAGAGATGAAGCGATACTTCATCGGAGTGGACAGAGATCAAGAAAGCTATTCAAAGGGTTGTAAGAGACTAGGAGTCGAGGAATTATGAGACTCTGGTGTTGGTTTTGTGGTAAGTCAGTCTCGAATGAGGTGCCTGAGGACACAGTGGTACGTGCGGTAGCTATCTGTCCTGAGTGCATTGAGGCAGGAAAAATTACATTTTCTGAAGACACAGAGAGAGTTTGGAACGGTGACGCCAAGCCATACATGAGTCACCATGATCGAGGCGTTCGAGACATGGCTATCTTCTGGAATAGTTACAAGGGGAAGAAGTGAGACAAGACGTGTTCGTTTACATTTCAGGTCCCATCACTGCAAAGCATGGGTTCCTAATCGAGGATAACGTCACAACAGGTCTAAAGATGTTCCTCGACCTTATCAACCTTGGAGTGCCTGCCTACTGTCCTCAGATGACAGCTGCATTCCCATCCGCATTCAACGTACCGTGGGATGTATGGATTGAGTACGATTACGCAGTCATTTCACGTTGCACACATATGCTTATGCTCCCAAGGTGGCGTGATAGCGTAGGTGCAATGGCAGAGAGGGTCTATGCCGACGCCCATAACATCCGCGTATGCGAGTCTCTCCGAGAGTTATTGGATGCTATCAATGAGGCGTAAGGTGCGCGAAAACAAAACATTCTACGATCTCCTCAAGGCGTCGGGCGACCTGCACACACTGAAGGCCAATGAATACTCGGGAGATGCTGACCCTTATGCGAACTTTAAGTTCGCCGGTCAAATGTCCAAGCTGTTCGTTGATCCTGATGATTCTGGTTTTGTTGGTCGTATTGCAGAGCGCCTGTTTCGTCTGGCCAATCTAGAGAACAGCGGTAAAACACCTCAGAACGAACCGATTGAAGATACGGAGCGCGAGTTGTGTATGCTCGTCGTTCTCTGGATGTCAATGCGTAAGGACCGACGTCGAGGTCAGGTAGCAGCGCAATCAATCAATGACAACGTCACCTAAATACGTCCCAGGTATAGGCCCATTCGGAGCGAAGCTGGCTATTGTCGGTGAAGCTCCGGGTGCGGCCGAGGACATCTCTGGTCGTCCCTTCGAGGGACCTGCTGGAGATCTGATGAATGGCTTCTTACGAGAGGCAGGGATCAACAGGGCAGACTGCTACATCACAAACGTCATAAAGTTCAGGCCGCCTGAGAACGACATGAAGCGCCTGAATGAGATAGGTGTGTCACTTGCTCAGTCCACACAGGAACTGTTTGATGAGCTACATACTGTTAATCCTAATTGTGTCCTTGCACTGGGCAACACGGCGCTTCAGGCACTAACCAATAAGACAGGCATTAAGGTATATCGTGGCTCAGTACTCCGTAGTTCAGACTTCAAACTCAAGGTTGTCTCAACCTACCACCCTGCACATTTGTTACGTCAAGCAGGGGGTGAGGTCGCAGACTATGCAGCGCGCGCCTATGTCAGCCTAGACTATGCCAAAGCTGCACGCGAAAGTCTTACACCTGAGTATCATGTCCCTGACAGATTACTCACGGTGTGCCGCAATAGTCTAGACCTATTCAGGTTCAAGCGTCAGTACTCAGGGAAGTGGAAGGTAGCGGTAGACATCGAGTCTTATAAGTGCATCCCCGTCTGTGTTTCATTTGCCTTCTCACGCTACCATGCTATATCAGTTCCTCTGGTTAACATGGTAGATGAGAAGCGACCAGAATGGATACCATATCATGAACTGGTCCAGATGTGGAAATTCGTATCAGATATTCTTGATGACCCGCGCTACCAACTCATCGGACAGAACTTTAAGTTCGACGATGCAAAGCTTCGCTCACCATGTGGCTTTAGACCAGCGACACTGTACGCTGATACTATGCTCATGGCGCACACCCTTTACCCAGAGTTCCCTCTGGGTCTTGCTTTTCTGGCAAGCATTTGGACGGATGAACCGTACTACAAAACGGAAGGGAAAGAATTTAATCCGAAGAGAGATACTTATGATCGGCTCTACCTCTATAACGCTAAGGATGCGGCGATTACTTTTGAGGTATTCGAAGAGCAAGACAAAGAGCTGACCGAGATGGGTCTCTCCGACTTCTACTACAACTATGTCAACAAGTTGCACAACGCATACCGTGATCTCGAACAGGTAGGACTGCTACTTGACGTGGCGCGCAACAAAGAGTTGAAGAAGAAGTATCGAGGAGAACTAAAGGAAGTTCAAGAAAGATTGAATGAAGCAGTAGGGAGGCCTGTTAATGTCGCTTCGCCCAAGCAGATGCATCAACTGTTATATCGTGACATGGATCTGCCACTCCGCAAAGACACATCGGAAGATACGATCATTGCTCTACAGAACAACGTGTGCAAAGACGAGGGTCAGAAATCTGTCTTATCCGATATCCTTACTATCCGTCGTATCAGAAAGACACTGGGCACATATCTTGAGGCACGACCCGATTACGACGGCAGAATGCGGACGAGCTATCGGATCGTTGGTGCTGAAACAGGGCGAACTTCCACTACCCTTCTTAAAGCACCTGTAAGACCACATAAGATCGGCTTGGCATTTCAGACAATGACCAAGCATGGCGACACTGGTTCAGACCTTCGTAGTCAGTTCATTGCTGACGAAGGTTATGTCTTTGTAGAGATTGATAGCTCACAAGCTGAGGCTAGAGTAGTTGCTCTGCTCGCCAATGACCTTGAGCTGCTTAAGTTATTTGATACTACTGATGTTCATCGTCTAACCAGTAGTTGGATCTTTAATTGCTTGCCAGAGAGGGTTACATATGAACTTAGGTTCGTTGGAAAGACCACCCGACACGCAGGAAACTACGGCATGGGAAAAGCAAGGCTCATGCAAATCATCAACACCGACGCCAAGAAATTTCACATCGACATCCAAGTCAGTGAATGGAAAGCAGGACAGATTCTGGACGCATTCCATAACTTTTCACCAAAGATCCGTAGTGTTTTCCACACTGAAGTTGTACAAGCCTTGCGGGACAACGACCGTGTCCTTATCAATCCATTTGGACGTCGCAGGCAATTCTTCGGTAGGTTCGATCACGAGCTTGAGAAAGAAGCGTTCGCTCAGATTCCGCAATCGTGTATTACAGACAATACTAAACGTGCGCTTCTCGACATCAGGGACCGAACTTGTGATGATGTTCGAGTCTGGGGGTCGTTCGCTAGCACTACAGGAGTATGTGTTGAAGCACACGATGCGCTCGTTGCGCTAGTGAGAGAGACAGAGATAGACCAATACCTATCCTATGCTGTGCCCGCTTTTGAGGCACCTATAGATTTCTCGAATTGCACCCTGCCCCGTGGTACAATCACGATTCCATGTGAGGTTAAAGTTGGACGGAACTATAAGGACTTGAAGGACTATGTCGTGGCTCGACGAGATCATGCACTCCTCAGCGGAAGTGGAGAGCCCTAAGCAATGGATTTGGTGGAGCGCGATCTCAGCAATAGCTGCCGTCAGTGGTAGTAATGTCTTTCTAGACAAACACTACTACAAGCTATCACCGAATCTATTTGTCATGCTTCTCGGAAAGAGCGGTCTAGGTAAAGGGTGGCCGATATGGTTAGCTAAGGAACTCGTCACTGTAGTTGATACGACACGAGTTATCTCAGGTCGTAACTCCATACAGGCTGTAGTGAAAGAGCTAGGGACAATCACAACACGCAACGGCAAGCCAGCCATACCTGACTCGAGAGGGTTCTTGGTATCTGGTGAGTTCGTTAACTTCGTGATTCAAGACCCGCACTCACTGAGTATCCTGACTGAGTTGTATGACACTCATTACAACAAGGAATGGAAGAACACTCTAAAGGGTGCGGGCGTTGACACACTGAAGAATGTTTGTCTGACCATGTTAGGTGCATCCTCACCGCCGCATTTCCGGGAGGTTGTACACGCCAAGGACATCGAAGGTGGATTCCTTGGTAGGACGTTGATGGTCTATGAAGAAACTCGTGGACATATCAATCCGCTTTTGGAGAGACCTAAGACTCTATTCGATCCTTTACGCACGGCTGAGTATTTAGTAGAGGTGTCGAAGATCAAGGGTGAGTTCAAGTATACAGAGGGAGCGAAGAAAGTATACTCCGATTGGTATTACGATCTCAGAGCTAAAGACACTCAAGACAAAACTGGCACAGTGCAGAGAGTCCACAACCATGTGGAAAAGACTGCTATGTGTTTAGCTCTGGCTCGTGATCTCACATTGGAGATTCAACCTCAAGATATCGATAAGTCTATAGAGGTTTGTACAACACTGCTAACCCATGTCGATAAGGTTATGCAGGGTTCAGGAGGTAAGAGTGAGATAGCTCAAGAGCAGGCTATGGTCTTGAACGTTCTGATCAAGGCACCTGATCATGAACTGACCAGACAGAAAGTGCTACAGAAACTTTTTGGGGATGTCGATAGCTTTGTGCTTAACAGAGTGGTCGAAACCCTAGTCGAGGCCAAAGCAGTAACGTCAGAGACAAAGGGAGGTCACATCTATTACAGATTGACTCCTGGATATCTCAGACAACTAGACGAGTGGAAGAAGCTGAGAGGGAAAAATGCCTGACGAATTGAGACTGAAGATGGAACAGAGTGAAGAAGACAAGTCTGTCCAAGGCTTGTTGGAAAGGCTGACCGTAGCTGTTCATCAAGTGAACAGCATGAGGCAGACCATGAGCAATGTGGATGGTCGCGGCCTTTCGATCGCAATCACCCACATCGAGACAGCCTGTCTCTGGATCAAGGAAGCAACCAAGGTCGAGAGCGATGGAACCTAATCGACCTCCCGAGCAAATGACCTGTCCTGATTGCGACAGTACAGCTTTCTACAAGGGCGCTCAGGACGGTCATTACATCTATGTGTGCTCCAAGATGCATATGACAAGGATACGAATTCCTAGGGCCGTGGCACCCTCGGAAGGCTAGGTCGTGGTGGGTGGGGGAGAGTAGATCGACTACTTCCTCCACCTACTCTTGCTGCTATACCAGAGCCTACAAATGGTATGGATCGAGCAAATTGTTTCTTTAGAGGATCATATGGTCCTGAACCACCAGGCTTATCTGCCGCAGCATGATAGGCTCCATACATTAGCTGCCCAGCATCACTAGCTACAGGACCACCCATAAGCTCTGCCAGACCTGAAGCCTTTCCACCTGCACTAATCACGTCAGTCAGAATCCCAAGTGCCCAAGCCTGACCAAGATTCGCAAAGACCCTTTCTAGTCCCTCTCCTCTATCTGCTATGGCTTGTCCTGGTCCTACTCCTGAGACAGCGCCTTTCACGCCCGCCTTAATATCCCCAATACCCTCGCCCATTGTAGCATATAGTGCAAGGGCTAGAGGGATATTCCTCCCAGGGTTCTCCATCACTGCATCCCGAATAATGCGCGTCTGAGTGAAGGCATACTTCTTAAATAGGAGAGGTATCTCTGCGATAGGATGACCTGACCACAACCTAGGCAAGTCGATACCTTGCGCGCGGCCCTGAGTAATCTCCGACATTCTACCACCTGCGATACCCTGCTGCTCAGGAGTAAGAGATTCCTGTTTCAGAACATTGTCGACAGGTTCTAATACAAGATTCTGCAAGCGTGCTCTTGCTCTCTTATTAGTCGGATCTTTCTTTAGCTGCGTGAATAGTTGATTAGCTGTGCTCTTACCTGCTACAGCTGAGACAGTTCTATTCAAGGTCTCTGACTTCTTCATCAGAAACAACTTGGACATTGCACCTTCTCCACCCACTTCCCTGAGAAGGTCCTGGTTAATTGTCTGGAGCGCGCCAGTAGCTTCAGCCTCACCTACAGCTTTCTTATAATCTGTAGCAACCTTTCCGATTGCTTCAGCATATGCACTGAGGTTAGCTCGTAGTGGTGTAGTTGCCATCTGTGAGAAATTTGATACGGCGTAGTGCGAAAGGTGTGCCGCACTCATTACTTTTCTTATACCTTTATTGACAGTAGTCCAAGCTGGATTTCCTGTGCTTGCCACGTCACGACCTAGATGTGCACTGAGGATTTCCCTAACTCTCTTTGGATCATCCGTCCCCTTAATTAGTTTCTCGATCGGGCTGTTAGGATCTGCAATGTCGCGCGCCCCAAACTCGCGCGCCTCTGCGATCCTCTTTCCCATATCATTCAAGTGCATAAGGTCTGCATCAAGGTCCATCCTATAACCTGGGGCATTACCCTGACGCTCATGCTGCGCAGATATAAGACGCTCGCCATGTTGAGCTGCGTTATCTACAGCCTTTGCAGCATCGTCGACAGTCCAACCTTCTTTTTCAAGCTGGGCTATAAATGCATCCCTATTCTTAACAAGATTTTTCCTATCGTATATGTGAGGCCAATGATTAACTCTCTCACGAAATGGAATGATCTTCCCCTCAGCAGTTCTTATGCCTGCACCTGAGTCCTTCATAGCCTGGACTACTTCTTTGTCTATAACGGCTCTTGCTTCTAATGCTTTTTGGACAGCGGGATCGTTAGGAACTATACCCTTATCTCTAGATTCGACATAGACCTTTATCTGTTCAGGTAGCAGATTTTTAACTGCCTCCTTAGCGCGCTTGCCCCACTCACCACCTAGATAATCACCAAGATGTCTAGTCTTAGAGACGAGTTCTGCAAGCTCAGGACCAGTCTTACCTGCGTCCTTAAGGACTGAGATATCACCCTTGCCTATCTCAGCAAAAGCCTGAGCACCTGGCATCTTCCAAGCTTTTTCCCTTGCCCATTGATAGAGACCAGTTTTCTTTGCAGCGTCCTGTAGTTCAGGCACACCAGACGCAGCAGCCTTTCCGACAGGTCCCTCTGTAGCCTCGCCCATTACCTTGTTTGCAACAGGTCGAGCAGATGCTTTAGGTCCAAATGTTCCAACAGGAGGTCCCATCTTTGGTCTGGGGTCTGACACGAACTCATTGCCAGGGATGACCTCTCCCTCTGGACCAATCGTTCCAGAGACCTTAGGCTTTCCACCTGGGAATGTTCCAGCTTCAGACCCAATATCCCAAGGCATTGTAGGTTGCGCGTCGAACCCTAGTTTCTGCCTACCGATAACAGGCTGTAGTATAGGTTGAGTGGTAGGGTCATGCACTCCGTAAGGACCAATCTCTGGTCCTTCTATGATTGTAGATACAGGTTCCTTGTGTCGAAATGGTAGACCAGGCTGGTCAAAACCATAATCCATGGGCATCTGTGTAGGCTCAGGTCTGACAGGAGGAACGTCAGGCAAAGCTTCTGCAACGGGCGCGGTTTTCTTCCCACCTCTAGCTCCAGCTAAAGTAAGTGCGGCAGGAATAAGACCTGACCCAATAGCATGACCATATCTGCCTTCTCCGACGTCGCGCGCCATGCCAGTAACAGGTATACCTGTCAAGGCTTCGACAGGAGCAGCTAGAGACCTGCCAAGAGCTTTGAAGTTTTCACCTCTCTGCTCATACCCATAAGCCTCTCTACCACCTTGCATGAAGGGCTCAGTGACCCCACCGACAAGTTCCTTCGCAGCACGCGCACGATCTTGCAGACCTGCTTCTGAGAAGTCCAGGTTAGATGGTGTTAGCTTGCCGACGTTACTGGCGAAGTGTCCAATCCCCTTTAGGGTCTCGCCAATACCCCCAAGGAAACCTGTATCCCGAGGCTTCTGAGTTGGAGCTGTAGGTAGCTGCAAAGACCTATATTCTTCTGGTAGCTCATCAAGGTCTGTGCTAGGATAGTTCGGACTTGCTGGACCAGGAGGTGGCGCACTTGGCGTTATGCTCCGACGTTTCTGCATCCAGTCTCTAACATCTGACTGCGTTGGAGGTGTCGGCTTATCCCAATCCATGTCCAGGATTTCGCCGTCGTAGTCTATCTGAATCCTTCTACCAGGCATGGTTCACCTCAGAACTTAAGACCACCACCGCCAGTAGGTAGGTCACTGAATTTGATTGGTCCCTGACCCATCCCAGCAGGTGCTCTCGGGGGCGCTCCAACACCAGGTCGACGAGTCCGTAGAACACCTTGCTTAGCAGTCTCGACAGCTCGCAAGAATTCCTGAGCCTCAGGACTGGCAGGATCTACAGGGTTAGTTCCCCAGAGCGTGCCAGGTCTGGCTGGCATTCCATTAGCGTCGATGGTCCAGTCCTTGAACTTCGGATTTGTGCGCGCCACCTCTTGAGCAGCCATCGCATTGGCAGTAAAGACCTCACCAGCATTGACGAATCCAGCCGAACCTGCGTTCATGCCAGACTGGTCAGCATTCTGTTGTGAGATATTGAGTTGTCTATCGCGAGCCGCATTAGCGATCTCGTCCTGTGCTTGACGCTGACCAAACTCTACTCCACGCTGGTTCAGATTACCAATGCCAGTGTTAGCATTGATACGACCTGTCTCTGCACCGTATGCAGAGATATTCGTGGCGCGCTCTTGGTTGGCAACCTTACGACCCTCGATAGAAGGTCCCATATTCTGTTGTCTTCCATCAGGATGATACAGAATAACGTTGCCCTCAGGGTCTGTCATTTCACGGAAGCCCTCAGTCTTCATCTTACCAATCTGGGCTTCTCGATACATTCGATTCGTGGCGGCCTGCTCTTCGTCGATGTCTACCTTACGCCGAGCGAGCGCCTGAGTCTCTGCATCGACTTGTTGTTGCCTGACAGCCTTAACGTAGTTGAGCTGACTCGTGGCGTCGTCCTTCTCGATGTCAGCTTGTTCCTTCAGGCCCGCACCTTTCGTCTGCCAAGACTCCATTGCGTTCCTGTATGGTGCATTGATGATTTGCTCACCAACGTAAGCACCCATCTTTGGATCATTGAATCCTGCTGCTGCGGCAGCGAGCGCGCCACCTATTCGACGTGTCTGTGATGGAGCATATTCTTCTCGTGTCGGTAGCTTGGTAATGTGCTCTCGATAGGCATTGCTAGCCTGTCCGCCTTGCAAGCGTTTCATGGCTATCGACACGGGATCGTTGTCAGCCTCCTCAGACACAGGCCCTGAAGGGGCGCGTCCTGGTGTTGTCGAACCTCGATTAAAATCGATCTTCCGATAAGCACCCATCAGTGGGTCATCCTGCTGGGGAGCGAAGATGTTGGCGAAGCGACGCATGTTGAAAGCGTTATCTTCTCTCGCCATTAGCCTACTCCCATGCCATACATATCCATACCAGCTTTCTTGGGAGTTCTTATTCCTCCACCACCACCGAAGTAGGCACCTGCTCCAGTCGCAGCAGCGTTGAGGAGGTCACGACCCCAGCCCTGATCTCTGGGCATGGCACTCATACCCTCGTTCCAGACTCCTCTAGACTGGAGTCTGTTCTGGTCGTAGAGTGCAACCTCACCCGGTGTGTCACTCCTCAGACCACGCAGACCACCTGCACCAGCTAGTGCGTTATCCGCGAGGAATGAGGCGCGCCACCGAGCATCAGCAGACGCATTGGCGGCAGACATCACTCCTCTGTTAGCCGCGCCTTCCGCGAGGTCCGCAAGACCTCTTGTTCCAGCAAGCTCATTACCAGTCTTGAGTCCTTGCCAAGCAGTCTCATTCCCTGCACCTGCATTGGCCGCACCGGATCTGTTCTGAGCAATCGAGTTCGCCATTCCTGACGTAGCATCGACCACTCCACCCATACCAGCGAGCTTGTTCTGCGATAGCAGACCTTGAAGACTCTGCTCCGCACTGGTCAGGCCGGAAGTTCCCCACTGTCTACCCTTGTTGACAGCGTCCTTGATACCGAGTTCGGTCTCTAGTGCCGCTCCCGATACACCTCTCGCCTCATCTCGCGCAAGCCTTGACATGAGAGCGGCTTGACCCGGACCACCACCCCCTTGGACGCGCCCGAGACGGTTGCCTTCTTCTCGAACCCTATCGTAAAACGCTGGAATGCCTGAGGTTCCTCGGAGTCTTGCGTTGGAGACATCCTTGTCGGAGTAGCCTCCAGTGCGCGCAAACTCGTCAAAGACCCCCATTCCTCGCATCCTGTTGATAGCCTCGGCATCAAGGCCCCCAGTATCTGCGAAGTTCTGATAACCAGCAATCGACTTGTTGACGTTAGCAATCTGCTCAGGGGACCAGCCACCCGACTTTGCAAGCTCAGTGAGTGTGCCCTGAAACTCATTAAATTTTGTAGGGTCAAGTCCACCCCCATTCATGAACTTTCGATAAGAGGCTTCATAGTCTCCTGATGCATCTGATGCACCACCACCCCCCCCCCCCCCCCCCACCCCACCCTCCAGAAGCGGGGCCCGCGGG